CCAATTATTATTTAATGGTGAAAATATTGTCTTTTTTGATGACGATATGTATCTATGAATAATAAGTTGGAAACGTATGCTTTATAGATACGTAAAAATTCTAGACTTTGTCTAGAAGCCACCTACTTTCAGTAGGTGGTAGTTCACTTTTAAAGAATTTCATAAAGATATTGTATAATGTATTAATCGTTGATTAATTAACTATAATTCACTAAGGGGTAAAGATGAAAATCCTAATTGCGAGTGATTTACATTTGGAGTTTATTAAGTTTGATCACGAGAGATACATTGATATGGTATTGGGATCGGACAAGAACGGTTGTTTGGTTTTAGCGGGTGATATATCTACAGTTCCAAGTTTGGAATTTGTATTGAGAATTATATGTTCGAAATTCAAACATGTATTGTATGTTCCGGGTAACCATGAATATTATGGTTGTTCAATTGACCTTGTAAACAAGTTATTATCCGGTCTCGATATAGCAAATCTTCATGTGTTAAACAGGAAATCAGTTGAAATAGAAAGTATAAATTTTATCGGATGTACTTTGTGGTCTGATTTTGATAACAATAACCCGTTGTCAAAGATGGATTGTCAAGCAGGTGTAAATGATTTCTCTGTAATCAAACATTTTACTACAGATGATGCCGTGTTAATACACCGTTTTCATAGATTGTTCATAGATTCTGAATTAAGAAAGAATAGCAGATCTGTTGTAATTACACATCATGCCCCAAGCTATCAATCGATTAAACCTCAATACAGACACGAGAGAACAAATGGAGCATTTGCCTCATCTTTGGATGAACTGATATACGAGTACCAACCACTGTTGTGGATCCATGGACATACGCATACGACGTTTGATTATTCAATGGACCGAACTCGTGTGATTTGCAATCCGTATGGTTATCCAGACTATACTAATACACATTATAGTAAACTTGAATTGATTGTTTGATCATTGATTTTCGAAACGGGCAGGGAAACCTGTCCGATTTTATTTTTTTAAAAATTTCATAAAGATATTACTAAATATATCTAGTAGTAGATTATTTTTTAAATATTAATTTTACTTAATAGGAGTTTCTTCAAATGCCTTATAGAGAAAGAGAATTAGAATTAATTAATTTATTAGAAAGTGTTAAAAGAAAAACCATAATTAAAAAAATAATTTATATTTATGACTGGTTAAATTTAGTTATAGTTAAAAAAGCATTTTCTGATAAAAAGCAGTTATTTTTAAATAAGTTAGATACGAAAATTAAAAAAACTTATGGAGACAGAGTTGATATTATTAATTTTCTATATAAACGGGATGCGGTAGAAGACACTATTATTAAATTAAATGAATATTTAAAAAATAATGAAGAATATAAAATTCAAAAAGAACTATTATTAGTATATAATAAATTAATTGAACTTAAAAATAATTCAAATTTAAATGAAAGAAAAGAGATTATTCTAATTAATATGTCTAACACTTATAAAATTGAGTTATTACATTCCAATAGAGTTTTACCTTTAATATTCTTAGATGATACTAAGAGTAAGCAGAATGGAGATTCGATTGATAAATTATATTATAAATTAAAAGAAATTGGGTTATTAGATTGTTTTTTGAACTAATGTGATAAAGGTGATAAGATGATAGTCATTTCCAGACAAATTGAAGAAGATATTTGTAAAAAATGTAATTATTCAGAATCTAAATGTAATTGTAATAAAATAAATCGTGATAGATATAATAAGGAATTTAAAAAATTAAAAGCAGAGTGGAGTAAAGAACTTCCGGTTGGTTAAGGATTTTTAACGGTGGAATTTAATGAATTAGTTAATGAAATTAAATCTGGAAATTTAAAATATTACAATTTCTATAATTCAGATTTAAACTTGCCTATTTATTTCTCTACTCAATATTATTTAGAAAATAAGAATGATAATATTGACAATTATAATCAATCATTGCATAGGGTATTTTATGATATTGAAGTATTTAAAGATAATCCAAATATTAGATTTGATTTTAATAGATCGGATTTTCCTATTAATGCGTTGACGTTTTTTAGTACTAAAGAAAATATATATCATTGTTATATATTATTAATAGACTCGATTAAGGATAAATTTTTAGAAGAAAATATTTCTAATTATATTAAAGACTATAAGAAACAATTAATTGATTTTGATTATTTCAAAAAAGAAAATGATATAAATATCAGTATTAAAATATTTGATAAAGAAATAGATTTAATTACTTCTTTTTGGAATGAATTAAAAAGATTAGATCCTACTGTTTTAGGTGGGTTTAATTCAGATAACTTCGACACTCCTTATATATATCGTAGGACGCTTCAATATTATAATGATGAAACGAATAGTGTGATTAGTAAATTTAATCATGTTTCCTTCGATGGTAAAAAGGTAAAAATACCTGAGTATGGTAATGGAGATGTTCAATTATTTTATAAACCGAGATCTGAATACGGATTAAATTACGGGAAAACGTTAGCCAGTTATAGTTTAGATTTCATATCTGATGTTGAATTAAAATTAAAGAAATTTGAATATAAGGGAACGAATAAAAATTTAGATGAATTTTTTCTAATGGATCCTATTAATTATTTATTATATAATTTAATTGATGTAATTCTTGTAGTTAAATTGGATGAAAAATTAAAACATATTGAGTTACATAATTTAATTAGAAGGATGCAATTCACTCCTTATACCAGAAGTTTAATTGGCAATAGTGCGTTATATGATAGTTATATTTTATATAAATTAACAGAAAAAAATAATAAGATTAGACATGGAATAAACACTGAGAATTCGATTAGTTATAAATCTGACGAGTTTAAGGATATTCCGCAACCAAGAAACAGGAAGGGTATAATTTTACCATTAGATATTGAGAGTAGTGATTTTAGAAGTATAGCTGCAAAATTTGATGGAGCTTATGTAAAGAAGTCTACTGCAAAAATTATTAACAAAGGGTTAATTATGGATTTAGATGCGAGTCTTCCGCCATGGGAAACCATATTTTATAAACGGGATGGGATAATTTATATTGAGAAATTTAGAGATTATAATTTTATTCCTGGAGATTTAGCATTAACTTGGGATGATAATAACAATATTTGTTGGAGGAACATCCTTGGGAAAATAGAAAAGGAATGGTTTAAAAATTTAATAACTGTTAAAACTGAAAACAATAGGAGTGTAACTGTTACTTCAAATCATTCCATATTTTTCTTTAACAGATTAACGAATAGTGTAGAGAAAATTAAAGCGGAATATCTTAAAATCGGTGATGAACTAGTAGTTTTAGATAGTGCATATAAAGAAGAGATATGTATTAGTAAAATTATAGATATTAAAAAAGAGACTTATGTTGGACATGTTTATGATATTAGTGTAGAGGAAACTCAGAGGTTTTTTGCAGGTAGTGGGGTTGGTGTTTGTAATACTTCTCTATATCCTAGTATGATTTTACAATCTAATATTGGATTTGATACATTAAAAAGTAAAATTATTAATCCGATTACTTATAATTTTATTACATTTCTTGATAATAATTTAGGAAAATGTGATTTAGATCCAAAGGTAAACAATAAAATTTTTGAAATAGTTGACACATTTATTAAAGAGGAAAACCCTTCTAAAAAGAGAGAATTATTAATTATGTATTATTATTTAATAAGTAAGTTATTAAAAGTATTATTTGATTCTAGATTGACATTAAGTCAAATAATGAATCCCCAGAATGATAAGGCTAATATTTTATTATCTAAATATTTAATTCCTTTCTTAGATATATTTGAAGAAGTACATCCTAATAATAAAGAATATAATAATTTTGCATATGATTATATTTTTGATAAACATGAGAATGTAATTAAGAATTATGAATATTTATATATGATAAAGGATATTCACACTCCTAAAAAATATATAGAAAGGCTAACCTTCAATCAGACTATTGAGTTTATAAAAAATTATAGTTTTTCAATTACTGGATGTTGTTTCTCTAAACATGAAGAGTATTTAGGATTATTCTCAGAGAATTTAAGAAATTTAAAAAGTATGAGAACTATAGCTAAGAATAACATGTTTAAGTATCCAGTTGGATCTGAAGATTATAAATTTTATAATAATAAACAGTTAGCGATTAAAGTTGCGTCTAATTCAATTTATGGTTGTTTTGGTCAAAAAACATTTAGGTACTCTAATCATTATTTGGCACAAACGATTACTACTCATGGAAGAATGGTTATTAAATTAGCACAATATATTACAGATGAATATGTTAAATCGTTGGGAGATTAAAAAAGAAATTATTGAATTTGGTAATTTCCCAAATAATTGGGATGGATATAATGCTATTCCTCCTGATTTAAAGATAATTAATAATGCATTAAGTGTTATTAATGATTTAAATAATGTATTAATCCCAGAAGACGCACATATTGAAATAACTGGGAATATAACTTTAAATTGGGAATCTGATATTGGATTCGCTATGTTGGAAATAGGCAGATCTGATTATTCATTTATTATTATTTTTAAAAATAGAATTGCGCATGTTTTTTTGAGCGGCGAAATTTTAAATTTGGATATAAATATAATTAAAGAATTATTAAAAGAAAAATTAAATATATAATTATTTTTTTAGAAAATTTCATAAAGATATAACAACATTCACAAAGGAAAAATAAATGAAATTAAGTGAATTAGCAAATCTCGCCGCTAAAAATAAAAAGTCATTACCTATTCTAATCGGACAAATAGTAGAATCATTTGAAAATATAAATATCAAATTTGATAACGTTGAAAAAGTATTTAAAGACATTTTACCAAAATTATCATTAGTAACTTCACAAAAACAAGATATAGATCAATTAAGAGATAGAATTAAATTATTAGAAGATGAAATTAAAGTATTAAAAACTTGGAACAGATCAACCAAACCAAGAACACCTATTCAAAAATCACAAGAAGAAACCTTGATTATGGAGTAACTCTAAGAGAAAATATTTTATGATTTATCTTCAAGATTTAAATTTCTTTTTTAAAATTAAAAAATTAACTATTCCTGATTATGTAATTATACAACGAAAAGATTGTAGCCTTGTAGAATTAAAATTATTAAATTATAATTCCAAGAACTTAATTATTAACAAATTGGATTTTATTAATTTTAAAAATTATAAATTACAAGAACTAACTTTTAATGTAAGATTAATGAAGACAGGGCAGTTATATTTTATGATTCAGTCAGATATCCATACGATAATATTCACAGATATTAATATTAAATTCTTAAATGAAATATTGGATCTAGATAATAAACTAGATCTAATCAAACAATCATATGAAGAGTATATCCTTAAAATAATCTAACCTCATAATAGGAGATTAAAATGTTCGAAACATTCTTTAAAAATTTGGAATTCTTTTTCGAAAATCTTTTTTATATCTTATCAATCAGAAAAGAAATTGATAAATTAAATACCAAAATTGATGAATTGGGCAAAGTTATTAATGAATCAATTAATTTAAATGATGACCAAGATATCGTTATTAATTCAATTAATGAGATTTCTTCCAAACTTGAAAAAATTGAAGAAGAACTCGCATTCACTCAACAAGAAGTAAATTAAAAAATTGTAAAAAAATAAGCCCTTATCAAAGAGACTAATCTCTCTCTGATAAGGGCATTTTTTCCGAATTTTATTTTTAAAAAATTTCATAAAGATATTATGTAATACCTAATAACTACTACCAATGGAAATATTTAAAATAGAAAAAAGTATAAAAGAATTAATTTCAAACCCAACTTAATCATTAGAGGAAAATTAAAAATGACAAACGACGAAATTGTATTAATTGGTTTTTTAAATAATCTAATCGGGGATTCTAAAGAAGAGAATCCATATTGTAGCGGTTGTAATGGGTGCGGATAAGTAATTCACTATGATTGATTTCACTTTACAATATCATATCACAGAAGCATGTACACAACAATGCCCTCATTGTTATCTTGGAGAAGATCACCCAAATAATCACTCTAAGATGGTAGACATTAAAAATACAATCGATAACTTTATTGAATTTTTAAATAAGTTAAATAGTTTATCAAATATTATATTTTCACCAGTTATTCATTTTACTGGTGGAGATCCGATTCTTCATCCAGATTTAATAGAAGCAGTTGGGTATGCCTCATCAAAATTTATAAAAGTTGGGATACTTGGAAATCCAGATCACTTAAATATCGAATTGATTAAGAACCTTTATAATAATGGATTAAAGTCATTTCAGATCACATTGGATGGGTTAAGAAGTTATCACGATCTTGTTAGAGAAAGTCTTGGGTTATTTGAACATTCTTGTAACATGGTAAATTTATTAAATCTGAATAATATTAAAACGGTTGTTTTATGTAATGTTTCAAATGAGAATATTGATCAAATAGTACCATTATACAAATATCTAACAGAGAATACTGATTTATTCGGATTTGCAATTTCTAGAATAGTGAAAACAAATTTCATAAATGTAGATACAAATATAGAAACTGCAGAGTATAAACGTATATTAACAGAATTATTAGAAATGTCCAAAAATTCTAAAGTTAAATTGTTATTAAAAGACCCATTATTTTCATTATTAGCAAATAATATTGCAGACAAAGTATCAGGGGGATGTCAGGCAGGGATTAGTCTTCTTTCTAAAATGAGTGACGGTTCAGTTTATGCATGTAGGAGATTATTAATTCCCATAGGAAAACACCCTAGTATGAGTTTTTATGATATCTATGTTAATTCCGACTTAATGAAAAAATTAAGAAATTTTAATAATTATGAAAAGTGTAAAAATTGTGAAATTGTAAATAGTTGTAGAGGATGCCCTGCTGTATCGTTTGGGATTCATGGAGATTCATTTAAATCTGACCCTCAATGTTGGAAATAGATCCTATAATTATTCACAAAATATCCAATCACAAGAACTATAATAGAATTTCTCGAATTAAAAGAGAAATTAACATTAATTAATATAAAGGATTAATTAAATTGGAAGAGACTCAAAGAACTAAGCATAATATTGTAGACATGTATTGGTTAATTAATCAAAAACTATATGATAAAGAAGAATTAAATAGTGATCCAAAGGAAGTAGGGGTTTTGACTATAGGGTATAATGCAGATTTTAATAATTTAAGAATTGGATTTTTTGAAATTCAATCTGATAGTATTACAAAATCGTCAATTAATAAAGACAAAATGCGATTTTTAACATCTATTAACATATTTAGTGAAACCGCTTTTAAGATATTAAATAATCAAGTTGATTTTTATAATTTAGAAAGAATTATTGGAGCAGAGAATCCATGGACTCCAAACATTACGTTATTCAGTAAAGAGGATGATAGATTTATTATTAAAACGATGAGTACAAATGGAGAGAAATTTATGTTCACATTTTCTAAATCTGAATTTTCTTGTTTGCAGACCGCATTGAATTTTATGATTAACGGGGGTTCTTGGTCTAATTATTTAAATATTCGAAAATAATATAGATGAATGCATTAACAACGTTATTTTTTTTATCTAATAATTTTCCAAATAAAAAACAGAAAACATTTTCTTTAAAGAATAAAATATCTTTTAAATTAATTAGGAACAGAGTATTAATTAATATATTGGATGATGAGATTTTAGATAAACTTAAAGCTTTTGCGGCAACACATTATAATAAATGCCATCTACACGATTCATTAAATTATAATAGAATTCAAATTAATAGAATACGGTTTTGCTATGATGAGATTTACTTTAATATTGAAGATTATTATTTGAGAAGACTGATGAGTGCAAATATATTAGAACAATCTGAAGGTCTAATTATTGAACTTGATGAAATATTAGTTAATAACAATATCGAATTAATAAATAAAATAAACACATATTATGAGGAATATATCCTAATCAATATTTGAAAAAGTAGTTTAGATATATTATTTTTTATTTCATATCTTGAGCGGCGGAATTTAAAAATTTGTTTTTATTTAATTTGATATAGATATTAATAAATACTATCAATATATTAAATTGATATAAAGAATTTTATTAGTTTAATTGAAGTAATATAATAAGGGGAAATTAGTGTTTAAATTATTAGCAGTTTCTGAAGAATTGAAGGGATTTTATGTTGATTCATTTGAATTATTTTATATTGAATATGTCCCGTGGGAATACTCGTTTAAAATAGATAAACTTGGACATATCAATGAATATATGTATATTGCATATTCTGCGGTTTCTAAATATGATTATACTGAAATTAATAAAGAATTTGAAAATTTAAATGATGTTATCGTCTTTATGAAAAAATTTAGACAAGATTTTTTTAAAATTTAAATAAGGATTTATATTTGATTAGTTTATTACATCGCATATTTAAATTATTGGAATTCGATCACCCAATCTTTATAAATAAATTTAAAATAATTAAACCCAACACAGATAGAATTCATGAAAATACGTTACATATTATAGGAACTGATGATGAAAATAATACGTTAATTAATGATTTTCTTTCAATACGTCGTCAGGTTAAGACGATAGATAAAAAAACATTAATTATAGAAGTAGTATTCGTCCATTATATTAATAATGACTGGAATGTAGGACTACATGTACGTAGAACATTTTTAGGAGGGCGTGAATGTTCATTCCATTGGCTAAATATGGATATTGATGAATTAAATATTAAATTAGAAGAGTTGACATTAGCTAACATTTAATCAATTTTTTTAAATTTCGCCGATCAAAAATATGAATGAGATAACTGATAAATTTATTATATTATTTAAAATTTTAAATAAAACTAAACTCAAAGAATCATTAATTTTCAAAGTATCTAATTGTAAAATTACTTTTTATTCCGACGTAAATGCTTTTTTTTTAGAATTTGAAAAAAATATAATAGTATCGATTTTTGTTAAATGTATTAAATATGAAGACAAATATAAAGTTATTTTTGGTGAATATCAAAATCTAGGTTATCTATCATATATTAATATGTTAAATATAGACGAATTAAATATAATAATAGAAGAATTTACTTTATTATATATATAGGATTTTTTAAATGTTAATTAAAGAATTAGAAAAAATATTAAATTTCACTTATGATCAATGCTTTTTTTTAGAAAAGTCGTTTGTTTTTGAAAATTATATTTTGACTATATTATTACTTACTGATCCAAAAATATTTATTAGACAATCTAATGTAGTTGAGTTCCAGTTGGATTTTAAATATGATTACAAAGTTCAAGAATACAAATTAGATAAAATTACTAAACTAATTTTAAAAACAAATAAATTAAATATAACAATATTAGATTTCGATTACTTTGTGAAAATTGCGAGTTTTATAAATATAGAAGAAATAGAAATTAAATTAGAAGAACTAATATTAGAAAATATTTGATTTTATTTATCTTCTTGATCGGCGAAATTAATTTTTAATTTATTTCATAAAGATATTATATATATCAGTTTAACTTAAATATTAAATAGAGGAAAATGGATAAAATCTCTCAATTAAAAATAGATTTCACTATTGGTATAATTGAATTATTTAAATTAATTAGAAAATTAAATATGAATTATTACTATTTAAAATTTTCTAGTAATTTATATATTAAAAAAAATAAATATCAAAATCCAATAATATACCTAAATAAAGAATATATAGAGTATAATTCGTTAGAACTTTTAAAACTCAAGTTAGTAAGTAATAAATCATTTTTAAATAAAATAAATAATAAATTATATCTATTAAAATTAGAAAATGAGATAGATAGATTAAATAATGAATTAGAATTCAAGATACTGGATACCATTTAATGAATACTGGTATAATTGATAATTTAAATAAACTTTGTAATACATTCTTAATATTAGAAAAAATAAAAATTAAGTCTTTTGTTTTTAAATATCATTATTTTAAAATACGCTTCGAATACTTCGATCACAGTAAATACTGCTCCATACAAGTATCATTTGGGAATAAGTTGTATATAATGCATTCGTTTGGAATGGAAATACGTCACATTTATAAAAAAAAAGATGGCTTTACCGTCGATTTATATAATATAAAAGATGATAATATTCAACAAATCAATAATGAAGAATTAATAAATCTTAATTATAGATTTTATAATAATAATATATTCGAAAAATTAAATGAAAGATTAGAAGAGCTAATATTAAAGAATATTTAAATAATAGGAATAATTTATTATGAATATAATCGAAGATACGTGTAAAAAACTTAAAGATATATATAAATTAAACGAGTGTTTTTCAATAGATTTCGACTTAATTCATTATAAAATAAAATTTAATTTATATTATTATCCAGAGATATTTATAAAAAAATCATTCCAAACAATTCTTAAAAAAAATAAAATCTATGCGATTAATTATGATAGAGATATAATAATAGAATTTTCAAATGGGTTGGAATTCTCATCGAAACTAGACTATAATTTAGTCATCGAATCGCTTTTGAATTCAGAAGATATTGATGAATTAAATATTGAATTAGAGAAATTAATATTAAGTAGTATTTAATTATTTTTTAAATTAAAATTGGTGTGTATGAGGTTAACTTGGAAAATACTATTAACAAGTTGTTTAATATAGGATATAAAAAATATCCACAAAATATTAGATTAAAAAATTTTCAGATAATTATTCTTTGGAAACATAAAATCAGAATAATCGGAGAAAATGAGCAAAATAATTGTTTCATTAATCATCAAATTAAAAATAGTGTCTCATTTTTTATGAATATTACTGATGATAACAAATATTCGTTACAATTTGATGTATCTTTTTATGAAAAACTCCATACATGTATACGTATTAATGAAAATCGATATCGAAAATGTGGAAATAATATATTATGTTATCTAAATATTGATATTGATGAATTAAATATTGAATTAGAGAAATTAATATTGGAAAATATATAATTTTTTTATTTAAATATAATAAAATCGTAAAAAAAGAGACCTTTCGGTCTCTTTTATAATTAATATTTTTTGTTACCCGTTACCGCCAATAGGTTTAGTTGCAACAGTCGGTCCAAAAGATAATAAACTCATATCGTTGATCCCGGAACTTAAAGAGTCACCCACAGGATTCCAAACATCATCTAGCAGTCGTATAGCTTTATCAACTAATCCAGTTGTCTCTTTTGTATAATACCCTCCATCGAAAGTAAACGATACATTCAATTGAATCCCATCATTTGTAGAGATATCTGATCCAAATGCATCTTCTCCACTTGACAATGGGAATACCCCATCGAAATAATAAACTTGATCAATATCGTCCTTGGATAAAGATGGCTTGTTACCATCTAAAGTAAACGTCGGGTTTGCTAAAATCGCCATGGCTGCTCCCTTGTACTCATAAGGGGCAAAATGTTTCAAAGGAGATCTGCCTAAATGTGGATCAATTACAGAAATCCAAGTTCTTAGTGCTGTAGATATAGGCAATGTTTGATATTCTCTAAATGCTACAGAAAATTCTCTCGATATTTCTTGCCCCGCAATAAAACTACTAGCCACTCCCCCCATTCCAGGTACATCGAATTTATTAAGGGACTTCGTAGGAGGTGTAAACGATTCAGCAGTCGAATGAAACCAACTACTAACTAAATGTTCTCCTCCCTCAAAAATTGCAGCCGGGACAAAAATTAAAAAGTACCAATATCCACTAACAAATGGATGGGCTATTCTATTAAACCCTCCGCTAAATCTATTAAACTTGTGTGGCATATCAGTATTAAAAGTAACAAGTGTATTTACAAAATCTGCCAATGACAAACTCATAACATCCATTATATATATTTCCCTCCTTAACTTACAACAATACGAACATTAATAGATTCGATTGCACGAATAGGTCGTAAACTAATGACCACATCAATTTCCGATCTATCTTCATCGAATTTAGAAGCTACTGAAAAACTAGAAATAGCAGCAAATCTGCCCGTATCTCCTTGGAATTTACGTAAGAACCCATTAATTCTAGAATTAACCATATTCGTCCAATATGAAGTTCCTTTTTGCTGCAAAATATCTTTTAATAATTTGGGAATTTCTTTTTTAACATAATGAACAAATTTAACAGCATGTGCGCGTTTTAATACAGAAAGTTGTTTATATGCAGTAAATTGAGTAAGGAAGTATTTTCCATCTGGTTCTGAAATAGTTACATTTATTTCTTTATCCATTAAATCTTCCATCTTGATGATCGATGGGGAGTAACTTAACTCAATAGGCTCTTGAATTGCACCCTTTAAAATACCTGCAACTGGTTCTGCAATCCAATATTTATCATCAATAAATAAATGATTTTCCAAAGCATGATAAACAGGGGTAAATTGGAATTTACTCGATCCGGTGAATTCATCAAACCGTTTTCTAAATTGAGAATATAACATAGCGTTAAATGTATTCCACCCTAACGAATCACGATAAGCTATATCGTCATCTGCTTTTGAATTATTCCCAGTGTCTGCTAAACACATACAATCACTACGTTGATCTGCTAATTGTCTAGCGGAACTTTGAACATAGTTAGGATATCCTCCACAAACAACATAATCAAATTGATATCTAGGATAGATAGTTTGTACAATCAATTCAATTGAGCCATCCTCGCTATCTAGAGTGCCATTGTAGGCTTGTTTAAGCAATCCCCCTATCTCTGCTGGTGATTCCTCAGAACCGCCTGAAACAGCGTCTATATTGAGCCTGCCTTGATCATTAAATTGGATTCCGTCTTCTCCTCTTTGCAATTTAAATCCATCTGAACCAATAACACTTGTCCCAGATACTTTACCAGATGAGAAAATAGATTGAACTTGTAATCTCAAACTTTCACCATTTTCTTCATCTAATAGACTTGAAATTCCATCAGATTCGATACATCTAATAAATTCACTTTTATCATTAATAATTGTTTCGATATACATTTCTTTTCCAGAATATATATCTCTAACAATCTGTTTTTCCCCACTACTTGATGAATTAGATGGAACTTCTTTAACTAAAGATACTGACCAAGGACCTTCTAATAAAGTAGCTGTCCCGTCGTCATTTTCTTGGTAAAGTGATAAGTCCATAAATAAATATTTAAACTTAACAACTCCATTCCCATCAACATACATTTTTTCTAAAGTAGTATTTCTTCTACCAACCAAATATAATTTATTATAAAACTTTCCGGCACCTACTGCATAGAAAGTCCAAATATTGTTATTCTCGGATTGAAAATTAGTAGAATATCTTGAGTTAGCCTGACTAACTATTTCAATTGGAATATATTTTTTTACACTTTCCCCGTTAATCGGTGAAGAAATTCCAGAGTAAGGTGCATTTAGAATTAAATTATAAGTAGTAACATTATTAACAGTAGAAGAAATTTTATCAATAACTTGTCTAGCTTCAGAATAATCGTTTCCAGTATAGATCCAATCACCTTCATTAACACTGTTAAATGCGACTTGGTCGATACATGTAACTGTTGAACTATTATTAATAAATGAGTATTGAGAATTTGAGATAAATTCAGGAGCTTGAAAATATTTTACCGCTTTAAATTCTAATCCAGTAGTTGATCTAATTACAGTATTTGCATTTTGACCAGAAGGAATAACTGAAAAAATATCTGCGACTTCTAGTGTTGATGTAGTATTCCCTTTATACCCTTCCGTTAAAGTTAATGAATACTCATCATTAGTACCTTCTACTGTGGAGGTATTGAAATTTGAAGAAGCGTTAACACCTAATACCGAAATCCGATTATTACCGGGTACGACCCCTGCAATATTACATTCAAATTCTACAGTATCTTGAGTGATCTGAGTAGTTAAAAATGCTGTATTAAAATCAGTTGTAGTAGATGCGATAATATATGAGATAATATCATTTGCAGTATCATTAATTGGGTCAAACCCATTAATACTAACTAATTTTGCTCCTGGGGGAATTGTTACCCCGGTGATTCCTCCTGCATCAATATCAAAAATAATATAAAAATCTTCTCCAGATTGAGACGTTAATTTAATAACATTATCATCTAAATTTACAGAATTAATTTGTAGAGTGTATTTATTTTTAGTTGCATTTGTTTTAATAATGTTTGTTAAAACTTTAGTTGATGATCTTTCTTTATTTGAATTTTGTAAGGATGAAACAATAAAAGAATCAACTAAATTTAAACTAGCATCAAATGCACTTTGATTACAGATTACTTTAGTTTGACCATTAGTAAATTTAAACTTATGATTCATATTAGAATCAATTGGAGTAAATGTGCCGGTATAGATTAAGTTATTATTTGAATTCTTCGAAGAAGTTCCTTCGTAAGGAGAATCTAATAATAGGTACTTTTTACTTAAATAAGTATCTGTTAAAATAGCTGTAACTTCTTTAGCTTTCGTACTAGCGACATTTTTATCAGACTCGTTACAGATTAAATCGCCGATTGAAAAATATTCTTCCACATTTGAATCTAAAGCATATACTCTTTGAGCGGCGGAATCATTTTGAATGTCAGCTTTAGAAGTAAAAAATAATTTAATACCATTAACGGGCGATGTGCTATCATTAGGACCATTATATCTGATCGATGCATTTGCTATTGCAGCATTATTCGACTCAGTTGGTGATTCTAATAAAACTGGACGAACGACATATACTCTTTGGGTATACTGTAAGGCTTTCTCCATTAGATAATGACCTTGCCCAGTTCTTTGATAATTGGGTTTTCCAAATAATCTTCTTGCTTGACTTATACTATTTACTTCAACAACTTTATTGTGAGGACCCCTATCAGCAAGAATCGCTAAATAAACGGATCTACCAGTATTAGTTGAAGGAAGAGCAAAACTAGCATCTTCAATAGTAACATAAACTGCAGGAATTGCCATATTTCAACAACCTCCAAATTAAAAAATTATATACCATTCAATAATAAAAGTTGATTCACGTTCAATAAATTTAGGAGCGAAACAGATATGTGCAAATGGGATTGGGTTTAAATCATTATCAGTAGCGTATAGACATGCTTCGTCGATTTTTACAGATTGCCCATTTGATACAGAATTCCCTGCTGCATCTCTAACTGGTTCAGTTGAATCAATAATACATCTACATTTAGTAACAGTGTAAAACCCAGGGGTTTCTCCTGAAGGATTAACTTCATATTCTATAGATCCTGCCCCTTCCGGACCAGCACCAGAAGAAGTAATTAATTTGACTACCTTCTTAGAATTTAATAGTAAACATGTCTCATTAATCTCTACTGGTGAATATAACCCTGTATCTGCTACACTTGGCCCCTGAAGGATAATATTATAATTAGTATCAATAATAGAACCTCCGGAACCAACCCCAAATCCGTTAATTTTATAATTTCTTAAATCTTGCTTCCCTTGAGGAATAGTATTTAATTGAAATAATTTTTGGTTTGCAAATTCTCTACCTTGTGCGATGGTCATATTGGTTAAAATTCCATCACCATTTCTACTCTCTTCCCTACTTATTAGCTTATCATTTCGGAATAATCTAACTAACCCTACGAATGGAGAAACTTTTCTTTTCTCGTTAATTAGTTGACTATTTCCATTAATGAAATCGCTAATTGAAAACTTATCATGATGAGTAATCAACATTTAGCAAAATCTCCCAAAATAATTACAAAACTTCTAATCTATAAGAAATTAATATATGGTTATTATCAAAATTATCTAATTCACTGATATAACTATATTGATCAGAATTATCAAATAAAGAATCAAATAAAAATTTAGATTCAAATTCATACTTATAATCAATCCCAATTACTTCAGATATTTTAATAATATATTTAATTAACTCCGCTAGATTATTTAAAAATTCATTTGATATATATTTCACTTCAAAATTAAAATTGTCATTTATATAATTATGTAAATCTTTAATTGGAAGCGTAATTAATAAATTTTTATTATTATCTATATTGTTAATATGTTTAAAATTAGAATCAATTATATATTTAACTGCACTTATAATGTTCATAGATACCGGAGAAATAGGGAATATTAATTCATTATTAAAAATATGAGAAAAATTTAATAATGAATTTTCCCTTGAAATAATTTTAATATTATAATGTTCTAAAATCGCCAATTCGTCATTTACGATTCTATTTACTATATATTTGCAATTATCTAATATATGACAATTGTCTACACTTTTAAATCTTAGATCAAACATTAGATTATGACTAGCTTCATTTAATGATGCTCTTATTAAATTATTAAAAAATGAAAAATTCTCATCAATTAAGACAGAATTAAAACTATCATTTACTTTTAATATTTGTTTAGCACCTGCTAATAATTCGACATGGAATGGTTTGATAAAATCTAACACTTTAAATGATGGTGTAGACTTTGGTTCTATTATGATAAACGGGAATACGTCTAAAAAATATTTTTCTATTAATTCTTTTTCAAGTTCTGATTTACTACTAGTATAGGTAACTAATGCGCTATATAAAACATTAAATATTTTATTTGCTTCTGTTTTTGAAGTAGATCCTATTATTGGATTATCTAATTTATTATCGATATAATTAATTAGTTTATATCCATATTTTTCTTTGAAGATACTAGTCCATTCTTGTTGAGTCTTATTAAAATTAGTTAATTGAAATTGATTAAATATATTGTATATTCTTTCCTTATAGAATTTATCTAATCTAGTTCTATAATTTGTATCCTGTATATTTTTAATTTGACCAAATTCAGAAATGATAGGTTTAGTTAAATTTGCATATTCTTCTTCCAAATCCTTAATTTGTAAAATAGTATAAGGGGAATTCATATTTTCTATTTTATCAAAAGTAAAGAATATAGAGAATGCAGGAGAATTAAATACTATATCTCTTCCATATAACTTATATATAATATAGAACCATAACGAAAAAATATCTGAAATAGTAAAATTATTAATAGGTGTATCATATCCATCTAGAAGAATATCTTCAATTTTATTATTTCCAGAACTAATTCTATCATCCTTTATTTCATTTAAGATAATAATAAAAAAGAAATTTAATAATATTGAAGCTTTTTCTATTTTATTTTGATTTAGAATTAATAAATTAGTTTTAATTGGTAAGACTATTTCTTTATTATTTCTTAATTCATTTAATTCGATTTTATTAATAAAGAAGTGTTTTGCATCGTCATAAATTTCATCAAATGTAAAATATTCTGGTATATCTTCTTCTTTTGTATCTGGATCTTTATAAATTGCATATGGTACAAAAAACCAATCTTCTACTTCTTCATCATCTTTATTGATTATTGTTTTATAATCTAAGAATAATTCATATACTGAAAAATTATCATCATAAGCGGATAGTACTTTTTCAACACTTAATATTGAGCCTTTATATTGATTATAATCCATTAATGAATTTACTAAAATATTTTTATCAGCAGCATTTAAATTATCTAATAATAATTTTGGAAACCCATTAGATAAAAGTAAAACATCTATAAATTCTGTTGGTATTTTCTGTTCTTCAAAAGCAGTTTTAAATGAAGAAGGAATTTCCTCATAACTATGATCTAAGTAATAGTTATAAAGAAATTTAATCATAGATTTATAAACTTTATTATCTTTATATGGTTTATAATTCTCTACATATAATTCGAAATATTTAACTAAATCATTATAATCCATAATAATTATTTACTCGTATCCTTTAAATTGAAAAATTAATAATTCTAGATCAAATAATAAAGTTAGATTATTAATTTGGTAATTTAAAATAGTTGAATTAAAATTTCTATCTATTACATTATTATATAATGGAATGTTTGTTTTAAAAATTAGTTTATTTAAAAATTCTTCATTATTTAATAATATTGGCGAATTGTCATAATTTAAATCTGTTAATTTATTTAATTTTAAATCTAATCCATTATTACTATCTATACTATTATACTCTAATACTCCGAAAGGTAACCTGACATTATTGAAATATCTTGAATTGTTTTTAACATTAGATAAGAAATTATATATTGTTTTATTTATCTTGAGCGGCGAAATTTTAAAATTATTAAATTCATAATAATACAATTCATTCTTTTCATCAAATTTATTCATTAATATACTAAATATTTCTTGTAATCTACTATATTCCTTTATTACTTCTGTGTATTTTTGAGAAAAAATATATTTCTCTAAAGGAAGAATATATACATATGTATTAATATACTTTAATAAATTCTGTTCTACAGATGTCTTTTCTAAAATTACCTTTGAGTATTTAACACCTTTATTTAAACTATTTAAACTTACACTTACTTCTTTAACTCTAAAAACTTCTCCCAATATTGAATTCGGGGCATAAGGAAATACGATAATATCATTATGTGTAGGTTGATCAATCGTGTAAACTACTGCTTCAGTAGTACCATCAAACATCCTTCCAATCTTATCTTGAGAGTCTACACTATTATTTACAATGGGACTTAGTAAATATAAAGGGGTGTATTCATAACAATCATAATAAACACCATTATAGAATCTATCATGAGTCCCTTCTGTTTCAATATTAAAATTAGAAGCTGTTTTATTTAATTTTAAATATCTACAAAAAATAGATGGCCTTTTTAAGTTTTTATATCTATCTATTTGTGTAAGATATTCATCATAATAACTACCAACATACTGAATATCTTGTAACGAATTGGTTAACATTTACTTTTTTTTCCAATATTTTCATATAGATATTATATAACGTGCAGTAAAAACTACAAATATAATACAAATTAAAAGGAGACGAATTATGATGGACGCGAGTGTTTTCCCCTTGACGAGTGCCAGTGGCGAGCTTTTGTTGATTGACCCACACCGGAAAGGAACTTTCACCTTTCCATTGGCAGTCAAAATGGGTGTAGTGATGGCAGGTATCTCTTTCACCGGAGGGAATATGAATGAAATCTCCGGTAAATTGGAGGTATTGTTGTCAACATTCCCTCAGTTGAAATCCAAATTCACTGTCAATAAAAGTGAGACTGAGATCTATGTTGATTGCAGTAATGTTCTGAATGAGCAACAAATCTTACAATTCGCATCACTTGGTGACTGTATTGGGATTTGTAACGTATCTCTCAATACTGGCGAAATTTCATTTTATCAACAGCTTCAAAACAAAATTTCCAAAACATTCTCACCGAGTGTAAAGGATACCTTCAGATTTGAAGATAAAGAAGATGGTGGAGGACATAGTAACCATAAGATCTTCTCAGCCACTCTTGAAGAAGGATTCTTTTCAGCAGGGATCCGGAAAACGAGAACTGGTAACTCGTCTCGAACAATCTTCACTGTTGATAATTTGTCAGCAGGATTTGTCGGTAAAATCCCACAAGTCTATGTGGGGGATAAGAACAATAAGCATTGCCGGGATCTTAAAATGCTGCTGACAGCACTTACACATATCATTCCGTTCCTCGTTCAAAAAGACGAAGACGGTACTAACGAATCTGTTGTTAGCGCAGGATTCAGCGTGAACCATCGTATGATGTATGCGTATCTCACGCTCTCGTTTCTTGAAGAATTGCACGGACAGTTCTTGCAATCTAAACGGATCGAATCCCCTGTGGATTACCCCGTTATCGTCGAAGTCACACGTTCCAAAAAGAACAATGGTGACTCGGCCACCATCTCCATCACTCACGAGTTGGTGAAGATCGACTAAATCACCCAATGAACAAAAAATTAATCCCATCCCGAAAGGGATGGGGTTATACACTTAATTGAATAACTTCATCTTCAATTTTTATTTTTAAATTTAAAAAATATTCGATCCCACCACCAATATCAGTAGAATATATCCCAGATTCTATAACAGAAATATTAAAACTAAATGAACTATTTACTAATCTAATAATATCACTCAATTCATTCGAAATTAACGTCTTCCTAAGAGACGTATCCTTTGTCTGTAAATGTAAATGTAAATTATTACCAAATTCAGGATCAAATGGGTAATGACCCTTCTTAGTAGAAAAGTAATTAAATAAATAAGACTTCGCTATTTCTTTTCTATTTGATAATATTTTACAGTCATTATAATGAGTTATCTCTGGGTGAACATCATAAAATTCAGGATTAGTATAAATTTCATCATTTTCTACAATTATATAATCATTAATCATATATTGTATACTTAATGGCAATTCTTCTAATTCTACTTTTTTATTAGCCGCTCTAATTGATAATGGGATTTTATCCAAAATTATTTTTGGTAAATTATTTAAATCAACTAATGTAGACATTTTACTTTCTCTTCTGTTTCCGTTGAGCAGCTTCCTTATTCTGGTTCTCTTTCTTCTTTAATTGAACTTGTTTAACAATAAGATCATAATATAAAAAATACTCAAGGTCTAGTATCTCATTGATATTAGGGATATTTCCTTCGAATAATCTACTATAATATAATAAAGTCTCTATAAAATATGCATACGCTTCCCGTTGAGGATTCCTACTTCTTCCATGTTCATCTATTTCATTTGATCCAAGAAACAAAAAAATATTATATATAATTCGTTAAATTATATAAATTTCTATATCTTTCAATATAGTTTAGACCATATCTTCATCTTTTTATTTTATTATGTTGAGATGTTCCGCGCTTCCATTTACTTAAATGTACTCTATTAAGATGGTCGTTGCACTTTTTTGAATAAATTCAAACTTAGCTCAATGTTATCATATTTAATTTTTAAAAATTAAACTTAGACGTTCTTTGAATTCACGGAATTTGTTAACCTATAATATCTCTACTATAAGGAGCTTTCTATATCTTTAAAAAACTACGAAATAGTGCAACTTCAATATCAACAGGAAAATCAAAATCATTTTTACATTTGTCACATCTAATCTCTTTTTTGAATTTCGGAGAAAAATGACTGAATTTATCACTATATTGCTTACTAATATCTTCGATAATATTTAATGGGATATATTCATTAATTGTTTTATATACATCTAAAATTCCATCAATTTTTTCAGATACTTCTGTTTCCTCAGGTTCCGGATTCTCTTCGGTAGCTGCAGGAGTTACTTTGGTAAAAATCTCAATAGATTGAGTAATTAATGTTAATTCTTCAGATGTACTTAAAATTTTATGAAATTTATCAAAATTATCCTTCATCTTATCAGACGATATTAATTTTAAAATGTTTAAATGATCTCTCATAGTTGGAACTTTTGTATTAAATCTAAATTTACTAATAGCCGGATTATTTGAGACTTCTATATCAATTGATAACAAGTATTTACTAAATTCAATAGGTTCATTCCAAATTCTAAATGTGTCTTTTGTGATTATATGATCACAATTAATCTCTTCTTCCCATTCATTTTTACATGACGGACATACTATTTTCTGCTTATTAAATGTGTGATACGTCGAATAATATAATCCATATAATAACGACTGCTTGTCAAAATCACTTATTAAATTTAAAAATTCATCAAAACTGGGCTTGGATTTAAATTCATAATCTTTACCGTCTGGTAATTTCATATCAATTAATTCAGTATTATCATATAATAATTTACATAAAATTCTATCATAATTGTCTACAGATACTACCATAGTCTTTAATGATAAATCATCTCTAACGGTCAAAGGACTTACCTTCGCCCTAATCTTGGCAACAGGCAAGGCTACTTGTCTCTGTCTTAAAGAATTAAATGTTTTTAATTTACTTAACATTCCAGGATTAATCGTCATTCTTTCCTCACAAAAAAATTAAATTTTTCACACAAAATTATTTCGTTATTTTTTGAATCTCAGTGTATAACGTGTTTAATTTATCATCTAGAGATTTAATTAAACTTTTAATTTGAGTTTCTGTAATACATTTACATTTACAATCACAATTACATTTTACTTCTGATGGTACTTGAACTGTTTCTCTAATTATTTTCTTTACTTCTTCTACTTCTTTTACGTTTATCATAAAAATATTCTCCATTAAAATTCTCCCTAGTAGGATAATATTCCTACTAGGGAGAAAATATTAAAATTATGGGGTCATGTCTGTGATGGTTAGGTCAGATAACGAACCAAATCCATGGTTGGTACCATAATCGCCAGTGTTAGCTAAATATTTATTATACCCATCTACATAGATAACACCTAATGCTTCCGGAGCAGTAACTTCTAATGCTGTACGCGATTTTACGAAAGTCCGCTTCATTGAATTAGTAATTTCATCAACCATAAATAATGGTTTGTAAACAATATCAGCAATAGCAGTTCTGGCTAAATCATCACCAGCAGCTTTATATACTAGATAAATTTTACCTTCTGGTAGAGCGTTGCAACAAAGGATTGTTTGCTTACGGAAAGAGATAATATTACTCTCATTATTTGCTCCGAAACTACCTGCATTCATCCCTGGCATTGCTGCTTCCCAAGATTGTAAGCTCTCTAAAATAGCAGCGGTTCTTTCGCCAGCTAAAATATATTGAGGAGCACCACGGAAATTTTTATGAATACGACGAGTTAATGCAGTGATAAAAGGTACAACCCCTTTGAAAATATCAGTAATATTAGAAGGAGTAAAACTACCGGATGCATTATTAAAAGCTTCTAAATCACAGAATGCTGCGGCCCCATTTGAGCGCATATCTGCTTCATATTTACCTAAGAAATATGCTAAATCTTGATCTTTATTTAATAACATTTGGGTTTTAATACCCATACTCAAAGTACGAAGTAAATCTATGTTATAGATATCTTGGTAATCTTGGAGTTGCTCGGTGTATAATTCGATTTCGAATTCTTCTCTGTTATCGATATCAATATCCCAGCCTTCCATTTCTAAACTTACTTTTGTACGTCCATAATCCCCAGACTTAGGACTAAAGATTACCGACATATCAAAACTATTAAATGTTGCTACTGCAGCATTTGACGAACTCATTGAAAATGTAAATACCCCAGTATCAAAATTAATACTACCGAATAACGTCAAAGTAGCCTCAGTTGCACCAATTTTAATCTTAGCTTCACCTTTAATCTGTCCTCTGGCATCAGGACGAAGAATAACCTTAATACTACCAGCAGCAGCACCTACTACGTCAGTATAATTAAATTGATCAACCGTTAAGAATCTCTTATTAACTCTCGAAATATTAGGATTGACAACTGTTGATGAAATAGTAAATACGTTTCCAGTATCACCCAACACTTTAGAGAATTGAGCACCTGAAAATAAATTAACTGAAGTCCCTCCAGATACACGAGTATAAAGAGCTGGTTGTCTTGCTAATAGCTCAGTGCGTGGCATTTGTTGTCTTTGTTTATTACCAGCATGATCTGTAAATGAAGACCATAGTTTGATCTTGGGAATAGATAGTACTGACTTAGAAACGGGATACGTAGTAGCAATTTGAGAAATTACAGGATCACTATAAATATCTGATAAGATTGGGAAATAGGAAACTGCATAACCAATAGCACTAGAAGTAGCACCAATTTGGCCACTAGCAGACTCTTCTAATAACATTTGACGCTCACGCTTTAGTACTTGTTCAACAGCATACTTTGAGTGAGGAGCCATACCATCGGTTAATTGACCAACAAATGCATTGAAACTACCATTACTAGCCAACATCTCCATTGCTTTTGATGGAGAACGGAAAAACTCATCATGTTCTTTTAAAAATACATTATAATTTTCGAAAACAGTATCGGTGTAATCTCTAATAACGCCCATTAATGAAACTCCTAATTATTTTATTAATTTGTTTGAAATTTGAATTATTTGCCAACTTTGAATGTAATTGTACGAAGCTCATCATAAGCTTCCCGTACTAATTCATTAAGGTATTGGACAATTACCTGTTTTGATGTATTTGGGTTATATAAATTATCGGTAGATAAAATAGACTCGCACTCATGAATTATATTTAATTCATCTTCATCGGAAGAATTCAATAATTCTCTAAATTGTGCAGATTCTGTAGTAAATTGAACCATTCTTGAATTTTTATGGGATGGGTTCGTGACTGTATCATAAGTAATTGATTTAATCGGATTTTTTACTTCCATTACATTTTCAAGTCTAGGATGAGGTTCAACCCTAGAAAATGCACGTAAGCTAAATCCAATATTAGCTTTATCTTTTAAGATTAAATCAGCTAAGTCCGGGCCTCTAAACCCAGAAAGAGTTTCAATAATCCCCATGACATTATTACCATCCATATATATGTCACTAATCATACTTCCGCAGTTTTTAAGTTCTACTACTACTGCTCTTTTCTTAATGGAATCTTGGTCATTTGAAGATATCATAGGATGATCTATTTCTTGAAATAGACATCTATTTTTAGCCATCGGTTTAAGAGATTCTACAATCGAATTACAAGTCTCTCTTGAATAAAATCTGCGATTTCCATTAACAGTTTCAGCATCTTGTAGAGGAACTTTAAATTTTACTTTACCCGACCCATTCTCTAAAATAGATTCTTGTAAAATTTTCAAATTACCTGGAGTAACTGAAAAAGTTTCCTCCATTACTAAAGTAATTCCTCTCATAAATAAAAGCTCCGTGTTATTTTTTTTTAAGTTTTTCGATCTTATCTATTAATACATTAACAATATTAATTAATTGTTCGTATTCAAAAATATCATAAAAAGTAATTAATATATTAATAAAGTAGACGACATCTTTATAATCTTTTGAATAAACTATAGAAGCATTTTCTAATGAATCTTTTAATTCTTTTAATTTACCAAAAATGATATATTTTTTAAATTCTATCATTTCAGGAGGTTCTGCCAATTGTTGTGCAGCGGGATCTACTACAGGTTGTTGAACTGGTTGATCCGGTTGAACTGGTTCTTGTTGTTGGAGACCTTGCAAAGAATTAGATGCTTCCATTAAAAGGTGAAGAATGTGCATTTTTTCTCCTATCAGATAGGACTAAAATGGAGGTCCGTTTTGTTGCTGCGAACCAGTTTGTTGTTGGATTACTTGTTGCTTTAATTTAATAATATCTAATTCTCTTTTTCTACTATCACTGTACTCCATATATTCTTCCCAATCGATATAAGGTACATACGATTTTAATAAATATAATGGATCTAAATCTTTCAACGCAGGGATATCAATAAATAATCTATTAATGTTAGTAACTGATGTAATTGCAGATTCAATTAATTGTAAAATTAAAGCTATAGGAGGTACTAAATGAATTTTCGCAACACTCGATACTCTATCTTTAAATCCGAGTTCGCTCGCTACTCGATCCATTAGATCATTTAATGAAGTTGATATATTGTGTTGAATAGAACTAATTGTATTTGCAAAGGAAATATTTACATGAGATAATTGATCTTTTAATTCAACATTCATATCTATACCCAAGTAAGTTCCTGGGATTCCACTTAAACTCATAATTTCCTTTAATAATTGTTCTAAATCTTGGACACGAATATTTGAACCAGAATCCCCTAATGGTAATGTCTCGACATTAACATATGGTTGACCTCTTTTAGTAAATGTTAAAAGATCTCTATAATCTGATAAAATTCTAGTAGTATCTTTATTAGTAGTTAAATCTGAAGCAGTAATTTTATTAGATCTTAATTGTTGTTTTAATCTATTAACAAATTCTGCATCATTTTCTCTTGAACCCAAATCTACTGTCCATTTCCTTATAATTGAAGATCTACTTAATTTATTAATAACATTTGATAATTGTGTTAATAAATATAATTTAGCAGGGTATACTAAATTTGATAATATTGACTCGCCAAATGGAAAATTTTGATCAGAATTAATTGAAAACTTAAACATATTATTAACTGGAATAAATCTAACAGATAATTTCTTATGAAAAAGAGAAATAGATTTAGATTCGACTAACATTCTTTTTAAAGAATAGAAAATCTCTTTATCTAAATTATCTTTAATCTTTTGATTATAATCTTTTTCTAATTTTAATCTATTATTAGAGTTATTATCGTTACTATAGAATATATTATATTTAAGAATAATTTTCTTAGCTATTTCTACTGCAAAGTTTTTAATTAATTTTTCTTGATTTTGTTCCAATGTACCTGAAGAATTTGACGATACTTTTTTAATTATATCTAAGAATCCTAAAGTTGGATTAAAAGATTCATTATTTTTCTTTTCTATTTCATTTATTTCTACATATCCTAATACTGAATTATATTCAGTTACTACTGGTATTATATTATGTGGATTATGATATCTTAATAAAATACCATGCATATTATCCTTACTTTTAGAATTATTATTTGATGAAGATTCGAAAATAAAAGTGTCTTCTACCTCATTTAAAGTAGTAATATCTTTAAATTCGAATAATAGATCAGATAGTTTATTAAAATCTAAAGAATCTAATTTATAACTATTAAACTCTAATGACTTTTTTAAACTTTCAAAAATTACACTTTCTGTTACTACTTTATTAGAGTATTCTGATAATGTGTTTTTATCTTGAGCGGCGGAATTTGGTTTCATTACAACTGGGAACTTATCTTCGATCTTATCTAAATTTACCAATTCGATATATGAATCACCATATTTAATAGATTTGAATACTATATTTTTTAACTTTTCTTCTAAATTAAAAAACTCTATAAATTTTTTAATAAAACTAAGGTATTCTTCTTTATCTCCAGAAAAATTATCAGCTTTTATTTCTTTAATATTAAAGATTTTATTATTAATAGTGTCTTTCTGGAATATATTATCCATATAAACTGTAACAATCCGTTTAATAATAGGCACGGATGTATAAATTGAATCATATACTTGGTATTTTTGAATTCGTTCTGCTGGGATGGAGATGTCTTTAAAAAGAGAATCTATTTCAGTAGGTTTAAATTTGTCAAATGGATCATTAGATTGATCATTATTAATTAATAAATCAGAAACAGATCTAGAAATTAACGAATCTTCTGAAAAAATATCGTTTCCTGCTTTTATATTTAAATTGTCAACCGCAGAATCGATTCTTGAAATTAAATCATCAACTACTCCATTACTCATTTCTTTCTTCGATCCAAACAAATCTTCGAAAAATCCGGCCATAATTATACTCTCCTATTTCTCGAAGTTTCTACAATGTATTCTTTAGAAGAATTTAAAACTACATTAAATATATATAACGCTAACCCATCATCACTAAAATATAAATCAATTAATTTCTCTATATATTTTTTAGATAAATTTGTTAATATTTTCTTAATCGACGATTTACATATTTTAGAAAATTCTTCTTTAGAATTTTTATTAATTAAAGTAGATTCTCCAAACGTTTTAATTAAAATATCTAAATTAGGAATTACTTCTATTTTAAAAACTATCTCTATTTGATCAACTAATGGTTGTAAATCTTCAAGATAACTCAAAAGAAAAACTCCTTAACACAAAAAATAAAAAAATTATTTCGCTACTTCTTCTTCAGAAGCTTCTCCCATTTGTGCTAAAATCATTTCTTGTAAATACTTATCTACACTTCCACTTTTGGCAATAGCAACATCCATACGCAAAGCTTCTTCTAATTGCGCCATAAAAGCAACCGGTGCATTAGCAACACCTTCTAAAACTGCACTTAGAACAAATTCATCAACTACATTAGTATTTTTTTCAGTACTCATTTGAATCTCCAAAATAAAATTTTTTGTTAAATTAGATCAAATCCCAATTCTTGGTCATTGATATTTGTGAATTCAAGATTTTTTAAATCTTCATTCATTTTATTCGACTTCCTATCGCAATGATTAGATTCATTTACAAAAGTTAAAGCATCCTCATATATTCTTAAATTCTTTTTAGAGAAAATATGATATTTCCTTACATCTCTATCGCCATTCTTATTCTTTGTAATCGTTACTTCGAATGGAATAGCCTCCCTAGCATTTACATTATTAATATTAATAATTGATTGCCCATTAATATCATTCATTACTTGCGGGTTTAATAAATCTTTCGTAGAATCTTGATTTATCATTACAACTAAATCAGAATACCTAATCTTTTTGATTGATCCTCCAATACTATTATTAGATTGTACTCTGTTTTCTTCAGAACCCCTATTATTTTGAGAAATAGTGATTATCGGGATTCCTTTATTTTTTGCAGTATCCCTCATATTTAATACAATATCACCATGAAGTTGATAATCATCTGTTGTACTAGAATATCTCGAAAATGACGATTGCATTAAATCTAAATAATCTACCGCTACCAACTTTACATTTATACCTTCTGTTTTCCTTCTTTCTATAAATGAATTAACATCATTCATAGAAAAAGAATTCGCAGTACAATGTTTAATTAATAATTTACATTTATTTTTCGTAATTGAAATAATTGATTCATCTAATTTATTTTTCCAAAATTGTGAAATTGAAGAATATAAGTTCGGATTTTTATGATTTAATTCACCTGTACGAATATATCCTTCTTTGATAACTTTATTATTATAATTACCAAATATACTCAACGCTCTAGAAAGAACTTTAAATTTGTCGTCTTCTAACGATACTAATAAAACAGCATCATTCTCATCCCATCTATTTTGCTCAACTATATTCTTCATAATATTAATCATGAAAATCGATTTAGCATGATTAGAAGGCCCTGAAATTATAGTAACACTGCCAGATTCAATTCCTCCAGCATTTTCATCTATGATAGGGTATCCTGTAGAATATCTCTTAAATGAAGTAGAAAGAAAAGTCATTAATTCTGAAATAATAGGAGTAGTACTCGACGAATCCCCTAATGACATAAAATCTGAAACTGTTTCCTCTTTTGATAATTCTTTTAATGATGATAAATTAGAATGACTTGAACTAATAATATCTGTAAAATTCTTAACCCAAACCGTAGGAGTAGACCCTCCCTGTAAAGCTTCATTTATTAATGAACCTAATTGTAATAATACAGGAGTTGCTACCTCATTTATTTTATTATAAATCTGTATTACTTGTATTACTTCATCTAGTTTCTTTTTAAAAATTGTATTGTCTACTATTCTTTCATTCTGTATATTCTTGACAGTTATTAATACCGATGAATCTAATTTACTAAAATGATTTAATATGTTATCATAATTAATAACTGAATTAAAATCTTCTTTTAATGATAATATTTTTTCTGAAGTGTTTATTAATCCAATAAAATGATTAACTGGTATATTTAAATCATTCGTATTCTTAATGTCCTTTCTTAATGAGAATAAAAATTTTTTAATAAATTTTATTATATCTCTTTCTAACTCTGCTTGATATAATGATACATTAATTAAATTTGATAAAAATTCTTTATTAATAAAATTAATTAAAAAACTATTATATAAACTATAACTTGTTTGAGATGTCTCTTGTTGATTAGATTCCATTATGTACCATTTTTAAATTGTTGGAATTTTAGCGGCGGAATTTTTTAACTTCTCTTACTATTAATATCTATATGAAATATATTGAAAATCAAGTATTTCAAATTTATAATATCTTTATATTTTTATCCTTTTAAATTAATTATAGTCATTAATAATAATTTTGTTTTTTTAATTTTTTCATAAAGATATTATATAATATCAAAAACCCCTATAATGGAGAAAAAACAAATGGATGATATCATCTTCTATAAAATAATATCTGTATTAGTGTATATACTTCATGCGATTTTCAATGGGGTATTATACATTATACAGTTTTTCTTCGAACTTTTCATCAAAGTAGTTGAGCTTTTTGGAGGAAGATAATGATCATTATAACTACTATCAAAGCATTTATTATGACAATCGTTTCTGTTTTGTTGATCTTGATTTTCAATATAAGCGTAGATAAGTTGATTCGTCCTGATACCCTAATTGGTTTAATCTTCCTTGCTTGGTTCTTCGCAATGCCGTATATCGATAGAAAGTAATAAGGATGGGCAAAAAAACTAATAATCGATTAGTTATTGTCCATTTATTGACAAGAAATAAAAATAATATACCCCCGTTTAAAGGGGTATATTACTTATTATTTTTTTTAATTTTCGTTAATGCATTTTGAACAGTTTTTGTCGCAAATGCTTTCTTAATAATTTTGTCACCTATTAATGTAGCTCCAGCAAATCCAATATTTCTCAGACTAGGGTTACTAATGGCGTTATACATAGTATGATGTGTTGTTGGATCATTTAAAATTTCATGTCCTTTAACTGAAATACCTGCTCCCAACTTATAAATTCCGTGTTTTAATCTATCTCTCAAAGATAATTCTTCCAAAATATTTAATATCATATTTTTAGAAAAATTTGCAATATTATTTTTTGTTAATATTAAATTATCTTCAACAATAAACTGTTCTATATTAGATTTAACATATTTTAAAATGTGTTCATTTATAAATTCAAGAAAATCTATTTCGATCACATTATTAATATTTGCTGATTCTTCTGTTATTAATTCCTTAATATTATTATCTGCTGTTACTATTTTTAATAATAGCATTCTTCGAATATCCTTTTTTTTACTTTGTTTTTAACTTTTTCATAAAGATATTATATATTATAAAACAACCTTTCACAAAATAGGAGAGAATAAAATGAATAAGAAAACAGTTGCTGTGGTAATGTTTGTTGGAATTATCGCGACGGTCGTGGCATTTGTTCCCGATGTCAAGGAATACCTCACCGAGATCATCACTTCTGGGTTGGTGTTCTTTGGGATTCAGGCAGCCCAGGGATCGCCAACCCAGCTCTAGATGGTTGAGTTAATCAGGGGGATTCGTCCCCCTGATTCTCTTTTAATTTAATAATGATTGAACTCTGCCAACAATTACACTTCCATTTCTTAATTTTACTTTAACCTTAATTCCTCGGGTATGTGTAGATTTAGAAGTTAAAATTTTTTGAACTACACCTTTATGTTGGATCCCATTTCTCTGATTTTCTTTTTTAACCACAGAAACTAAACTTCCTAACTTAATATTTTTCCTATAATGATGATAATTTGATTCTTCAATTAAAAAATCTAAACTTTCTAAAATTGATTTCATTTTCTATCTTTAAATGAAAGGTTATTAAAAATTCAAATTGATAATAATTGGTTAATTTTTATTTTTAAAAATAAAAGAAAAAGCGGGTTACCCCGCTTTCGACAACACCGTTGTCAACGCGATATTCGCGTCCCCGATGTCTATCAGTTTTAATGCCAAATCTTTGGAGATTTTCCCCAATTTCACCATGGGGGGGCCAATTCCCGCCGATTTACTCCAAGCGTGGACTTCCACTACTGGGAAAATCCAAAAGCTACGAGCCATCGTGAAACGAACTACCAATAGAGAGTCAGATGACTCACTACGAAGGTCGACCTGACTTTCGTTAATGAATTCAGCCCTTTTGGACTGAAATTTCTTATGAACTACTTCGTCCGGAACAGAAAGACCATCGTCTTCCTGGTCAATCAATTCAATCAACGTACTCATGGCTTCTCCTTTCAAGAGAAGTTATTGGACACAGTCCGGTTTATATTAATATATAATATCTTTATGAAAAAGTTAAAAACAAAGATCTATATTATCATAACATTCGGGACCATCTATGTTCCAATAATCACATTTGAATTTATCATGTTCCATACATGATTTATTTAATCTACATAATCCATTAATAAATTTAGAATTTGGATAACTTAAAACTCTTAATTCTCCAGGGAAAGGTCCATATATTCCAAATGTAGGGGTTCCGACTGCAGCAGCTAAATGTATTAACCCAGTATCTACAGAAATTACTAACTTAGCTAACGATAAAAGGGAAACTGATTGAATTAAATTTTTAGATAAATCTGAAAAATTGTAACAATTATCTCTACCTTTTATTAATTTATCTATATTATATGAATTTCTCGGATGGTCAATAAACACAATAATTTTTTCTTTAAACTTATCTAATAATTTATTTTTAAAATTAGAAGACGCTCCCCTCATGGGGTTATTTGAATTAAAATTAATAATAATAAATTCATCTATATTTCTATTTTTTAATTCTATTTCCCAAACTTTTCGGTATATCGGATTTGGTGGGAATTGCGGATATAATTCTTCTAATGTGTTATTTAAATATACCCTTTCCGCTAATAATTTATATATATTAGTATGTTCCCCTAATCCAGATCTAATTAATCCTTCAAAATGTAAATGGTAATCTGATGTTAATAATAGTTTTGCTTCAAATATATTTATTATCACGTTATCTACAATATTTATAGATTTAATAAATTCTATATAATCCTTTGGTACCGCATATGTGATATATAATCTTGGAAATTTTATTTTTAATAATCTTAAAACTGTCAATTGAAAAACTATATCACCTATGCCTGCATTAAAAACCCATACTAGTAAATGTTTATTATTTAAATCTTGACCAGTATATGGTTTATATACTTGTTTAAAAATAGATGTTGGTAATATATGTCCCTTATTAAATAATTTAATAAAATTAGACATTCGTAAAAATAAATATGTGTCTTTTTTAACGGGGAAATTTTCTATAGATTCTAAATTTAAAATTTCTAAATCTTTCTCTACCTTTGCTACAACTACTTCTGACGGGAGATTGATGTATTCTCCCATATTATTAGGTTTCTTTAATGACATTAATTTAAATTCTTCAATAGTTAATCCTAATCTATTAATTACTTCAACACTCAAATATTCCAAATAAAAAAACTCCTGTCCACAATTTTAATTTTTAATCTATAATTTTAAAAAAATACTGGACCAAACATTTCAATCTCCTTTAATTTAAAAAGTTAAACTGCTTCAATATATAATATCTTTATGAAAAATTTAAAAATAAAGTAGTCCAGTCTTTCGACTGGACGTATTGATTATCATCCATTTCCACCAGTTTCAAAATGGAGAACAGAATTGCCCATTGCGTCTCCAGGCAAATCCTGGATTTTAGCGGATTTCTCCGTCATTTCTATAATGTCATCTCCACCTTGACATACTCCCCGCACTAAAGTACGGGGATTCTCGGTTAAAAACTCCGAGCTTAACCTTCCCACAGTCCGTGGGTAGTTTTAGATTATACACCCGATATGATATATTGACTACTCGTCAGTATCTTATTATTTAATCTAAAATATTCACCTATTTTATACAAGTTTAAAGCTGCATTTGTATCCCTGTCATGATGAGTACTGCATTTAGGACAATCCCATTCTCTATCACTTAGAGTTAACTGCTTGTTCCTATACTTACAAACATTACATATCTGAGTCGACGGGAATACCTTACTCACTCTTACTACATCTTTATTATCCCACATCATCTTATACTCTATATACGTCTGTAGTTTATATATAGCTCTATCTTGAAGAGACTTAGCAAAATTATGGTTACTCATCATCCCTTTTAAATCTAATGTCTCTATACAACAAACATCATAATTCTTAACTATATAATTAGAGAACTTGTGATGAAAATCATTAACTATATTACTCTTCTTCCTATAAATTCTAGCTAACTTGGTTCTCGTATCACTAAAATTCTTGGATCCCTTCTGCTTCCTACTTAAATCTTGATTTAATTTAACTATCTTATCATCTAACATAGCTAATTTTCCCATCGGTAGATTAAAACTATTGCCATAATTATCAGATATTGTAGTCTTTATACCTACATCTAACCCAATAGACTTCCCAGTCTTATTATATCTGGGTATTATATCTTCCTCAACCAAAATAGATGCATAATAATTATTAACAGCATCTTTAGAAATAGTTACCCTTAAGATCCTTCCAGTTATCCTATCTAATTGATCTTTAACTACTTTTACTTCTCCTATCTTCGGTAACTTAATAAAATCTCCATTAATCTTAATTCTATCATTTGATAAAATACTAAAAGATTTAGATGGATGTTTTTTAGATTTAAATTTGGGGAGATTGATCAACGCTCCTTTACGTTTACCAGTAACTGATTTAAAAAATGCGTCATAACTCTTACCAAGATTCTTAACAGACTCCATTAACGCAGTAGATTCTACTTCCTTTAACCATGGATAAAAATCTTTTAAAAATGTTATATTTTTCTCTAATTCATAAGCATTCTCTATCTTACCAGTAGATTCATAAAGATTCTTCTGAAATGCTAACATCGTATTCCATATCCATCTAACACTTCCAAAATTCTTCTCAAAATATTTAATCTCTGTGGAATTAGGCTTTAACCTAACTTTGTATGCTCGACAACTCATTAACTCTTTCTCAATCCTAAATGTTTTGTATTTTAATATATCTCTTAATAATATCTATCTTTACATTTCCACAAGTAGAAATATAATAAGATGGTGACCATAAATGATTACATTTTAAATTGAATTTAGATTTTAAAATGTATGAAGACCTACCTTTTAATATTTTAATAAATATCGATATATCTGTGGTTATCTTCGATCTGAATAATATGTGTACATGATCAATAGTCACTTCTATTTCAACAATATTAATATCTAAATCATGTGCTACTTCGTAGCATATGATTTTTAAAATATCCCTGATATCTTGATTATATAAAAGTTTTTTTCTATATTTGGTTACAAAAATAAGATGATAGTATAGCGAAGATTGGTTTTTCATTAAATTTAAAAATTTAAATTTGACCCCCGCACTAAAGTACGGGGCTTTTCTAATGCTGGGTAATTAATGTATTATATAATATCTTTATGAAAAAAATTAAAAACAAGATATTTTTTAAAAAAGGAGATGTGAATTACCGCCTCCTAACAGAGGCGGGTTTCTTGTTATAACGTCTAAAATCCAGGATTTGCCTGGAGACGCAATGGGCAATTCTGTTCTCAATTTTGAAACTGGTGGAAAGGGATGATAATCAATACGTCCAGTCGAAAGACTGGACTACTTTGTTTTTAACTTTTTCATAAAGATATTATATATTATACATTAACTCAATTGAGGAGAAGAAAGATGTCTTTGATCAAAAACGTTGGGAAAGTTGTAGGGAAAGCAGCATGGCTAACAATTGGTGCCCCGGTGACGGTGTTGGTGAGTGTCGCGACAGGGACTGTTGCGATATTGACAGGTGGCACGGTTGGGGCCATCTCTGGAAAGGGATTTGAAGAAGGGATGGATTCCGGTGCAAAGTTCCACAATAATCTTTTCGTGGATATTCAGAAAATCCACGAAAAAATCATGTCATGAAGTAGATGTAAGCCCGGTGCTGCCGGGCTTTATTTTTAAATAATTCTGTTCTCCATTTTGAAACTGGTGGAAAGTGATGATAATCAATACGTCCAGTCGAAAGACTGGACTACTTTATTTTTAAATTTTTCATAAAGATATTATATATTAATATTAACCATCATTATTGGGAGAAGAACGATGCGTGATTATGTAACAGAAAGATCGCTGAAGAAGTTGGGGATCGAAAGCAGCAAAGACCCTCTTCGTTGCCATCGTAAGAAAAAGGCAACGATCATAACATGGAACGGGCGTTCCCTCACTACTACGGAGTGGGGGAAAGAGACAGGGTTGGGGACCAACTTGGTTTACCAGAGGTACAAGGTTCTGGGTTGGAGTGCTGAACGCACTCTGACAACGAGAAACCAAGGACCTGGGAGGCAGTAGCCTCCCTTTATTTTTTTAAAATTGAATCTTCTCTTTTATAATCTTTCCAATTATTAGTTATATTTTTAACTATTAATCCAGTAGATCTATTTAATGAATTTTCTACCAAATAATTCCCACCAATTGACATAATAGTTAAATCATATTTAATACCTGGAAAATTAAATTTATTTTTAATATTTAATTCATTTTTCACCAATTCTCTTAATTTATCAATATCATATTCTTTATCTAATTTAAAAAATACTTGATAACCTGTAGATGAATTTAATATTTTATATAATTTTGAATTTAAAAGATTTAAATTAATTAGATTCAATAATGATTTCTTTTTCTCATCCTCTGCAATATTATCTCCTTTTGCATCTATATCTATTACTATTAGATTCGTAGGAGACACCATTAATTTAGTTAACCCTATTACTCTTGGATGTAATACTTTATTAAAATTATTATGAATATCTAAATTTTCTTTTCTTACTATTATTCTACCATCGTCTAATTGTATAAATATTACAATCTTTGATAATGGTTGTTCATCTACTGATTTTAATATTTTCTCTTTATTTTTTTGATAATAATTATAAATATCTATTTCTTTTAATCCATTTTTATAATATTTATTCTTTTGAATTATTATAGTATTTGGATTCTCTATTTCATAAATTAAATTATCTAAAATATTTAATATTCTCATTTGATTGTTTTAGCGGCGGAGTTTAACTTTTGTTTGATTTAAAAAATATATAATTGTTGTTATTCGTGTTAACTATATGATAAACGCCATTCATTAATTTACTATTAGCTATGAAAGTTATATTATCATTAGTATCCCATTTCAAAATTTTAAATTTGCCTTGGTCTTCGGTAGATATTTTACCAGCTCCATAGTTACCAGAAGGAATCTCAATATTATTAACAAAAATCCAAGCTACATTATGATCCGGGGTTTTGACTAATAATAATTTCTCTCCTTCTTTTGGTATCGTGGCTTTTGGTAAAGCAAAAGAAATAGCTTTAGTTAATGAATCCAATCTTTTAATTCTTAAATCAAAATGATCTGGCCTCTTCCTTTCCGTTTGATGTCGATGCAGGATAAATCTCGTAGTTGGCAATTCGACAGATTCTAATAACAAATCTAATACTTCCAATATATCAATCATCTTCCTCACAAAGCGCATCAATTGTATCTTCTAATGCTTCAATTAATTCTTCGTTTCCTATTTTCTTAGCTTCGGTTAACATTTTTTCCAATTTTTCACAATTAACTTCGCCATCTTCATTCGTGAAATCTGCAGGATTTAACAAATCTGATATAATTAATACTTCATCTTGTTCTTCATCATCACAAGAACAACACATTTCTTCAATTAAATTATCTAACACAGTTAAAATTTTTGGCATTTTTAAACCTATAATATTACTTTGTTTTATAAATATCTTATAAAGATATTATATATTAATAAAAACCAACCAACCAACGGAGGATTTAACATCATGAGTTTCGAAGGATATTCTCAGTTAGTTTGTAAAAAGCGTCATGTAACGTTGAAGGACGCATATTCCAACCAAACAGAGAGATGTATTTGTGGAGCAGACATTGTCTTCTCCAATTTGGTAGACGACACGAATGGAGAGGAAGCTGGAAAAATTAATTTCCCTGTGACAGTAATCGAAGGGGTTTTGGAGGAAATGCCAGTCAACGTGACAGTTGTGAATGGTGACATTTTCCACAAACTGACCAGCATTTCGAAGAATGAACTTCGAGAAATGTTCCCGTTCAACAAGGAGAATTAACATACTGAATGGGTACGCGATTATCGTACCCATTCTTTAATTTATTTAAAAATTCCTTTGTTTTCAAATATTTAATAAAGATATTATATAATAGGGAAAGATAATTTAAAAAAACTATAATCTTTTCTATTACAAATTATTAAAGGAATACTGAAATGAACAAAGATATGCTCGTGAATTTATTAGTATTAAGTGAAAATACTTTTTTAAAACACTTAATTGGGAAAACCCAATTTAATACATTGTTTTTCGAAAATCCAGAAGAAAGTATGCAAGCAACAAAATCAATAGAGTTCGATGTTGCTATTGTTGACTATAATCAGGAAACTGAGATCCTCATAAAGTGGTTAAGAAATTCAACACAAACAAGAATACTCCCGATAATCATCATTAATAAAGATCCTGGGATCTCTTCTGTTATCGAATATTCATTTTTGGAGTATGAGAGTATATGGGTATTGGATTATCCACTTGGATTTGAAAAAGTAAAAAAAACAATAAGACATGTTAAGGAAGAAGGAAAAATTAAAAATGAATTAAGAGAAAATGAAAAAAAATTGCAAGAATTCTTAGAAAGTTTAAAACGTGATGTATTTGATAGATTAGATTCAATTAGACATTTGTCAAATGTATTATCAGATCCAAGTATAGAAGACACAAACAAAAGAAATATTTCAAATGAGTTATTAATTTTGATCAATAATTCTAAAAGAAGTTTGCTCGGATTGGTTGGGATGTTCACATCTGGGATTTAACCCAATATAAGCGATTAGAATTAACTAATCGCTTTTTATATTTAGGAAAAAATATGATAAAAATTCTAATTTTAGGAAATGACCCATTCCTCAAGGCTTTATTTGAAAATATGCCATTTTTATGTTTAATTAAAAATAATATAGATGAAGGGGTTATGAAATTTAATGAATTCTCCCCAGATATAATCGTTTCGGATTTTCAATTAGAAAATGAAAATTGTATAAGATTTTTAAAATATATAAGAGAAGAATTAAAAAATAACACAATTCCAATTATTTTAACTTCGAAAGATAGTGATGAAGAGATTAATTTAATAATAAAAAAATATAATACCCATTATTTACAAAACCCATTGGGGTTTTCTAAAACAATTGAGATTATAAAAAATATATATAATGAAACCATGGAGCACCGAGAATTATCCAATATCAAAACCGAATTTATGGTTTCATTAGATAAATTAAAAAATGAGATATTAGTAAAATTAAATGAAATAGGAAAAATAACTAATGTATTAATAAGTATTAATTATAATAATAATGAGGGTATTCTATTAAATGAAATGAAAGAAAAAATCAATTTAACAAAAAAAGAAATATCAAATATTATTAATTCGAATATATGTAATTTCTGCAAAATTAAAAAGGAATGCAAAAATAAAGATAATTGCGATATACTATTATATGGAAAATAGTTTATCAAATTGAACTCTTTCAAACAGTTTTTTACAATGATCAGACAAATTAATTAATTTAATATTCCGAGAATCGTCAAGAAAATTCTTTATTACTAATAAACAACCTAAAAATGAGCTATCTATCCTTTCAGTTTTTTTAAAATCGAAAGTAATTAAATCAGTCTTATTTTTTAAAATTTCTTTAATTACTCTGTCTTCAAATTTATATATATTATAACTAGTAACTGCGGTATTCACTTCGATTATTATTTCTTTACTATTATTTTTATTTGTTAATATTTTAAAACTTTTACCTTCTACTTTCCTAACTTCTAAAAAGTATTCACAATCAACACATCTACCAACACATTCTGTCATTTTACAAAAACTAGAATCTTCTTCCCAACATCTACAAAAATCTTGAGTATTATTCTCTTTAGCAGTTTTATAAAAATCGCAAACCTCAAGTTTATCACAATTATTAAATTCCCAGCATGTTTGCATAATTCGTTGATCCTTTAAAATTAAAATCTATACGAATTTAAAATATTGGTTAATATGTTCACAACATTAGCAGTGTAAAATATCCCCCTAATATACTCGATTGTATCATCATTTATAGAAATATTATTCAAACTAAAATTATTAACTTCATTAAATTCAAATTGTAATGAATTGAAAATTAAATTAAATTCTGTTAATAATTCGTTAAATAAATTTTTATCTATTAATTTCTTTACTAGATAAATTTTTATAAACGTTTTAATTTTATATATATTGTCTAAAATTGACTTTTTATAATCTATAATATAATTTGATTTTAAATGAAAAACATTAATCAAGTTATTAATTATCAAGTCATGAAATTCATCAGAATCTACCAATTTAGATATTATCTTAATAAAATATAAATTAAAACTATACTCCAATGCTTTCGAATTTAACAGTTCACTACCCAAATTTATTTCTAAATTATTAAATTTATTTAAATCGATATCTATTAAGTTTAACCAATCTGATATATTCTCTTCATTAACAAATGTCATATCATTTAATATATCGTTATTTGTTCCTAATCTATCATTTAAATAATTGTTATAAGTAATAAAGTAACTGTTTAAAAAAAATAAAGGATCATTTTTAAATTGATATGCAGTATACTCGAATGATAATAAATTTGATTTTTCTTTATTGAATATTAACTCCGTTAATTTATTAAATATTGTTCTTTCGTCATATATTATATAACTCTCATCTCTAATAGTAATATAATCTGATTTATTAGAAATATTATTTAATAATAAATAATTACATAAATTAATTATTGTATTTTGTGCTATCTCTTGGTGATAATTTTTATTTATATATAAGTTATTAAAAATTTCATCTATATAATTTATAAAATTATCTGTTATTAATGATGATATACTCTCTTTAAAATTAACGGAAGGGGTATTCAATCCAAATATATTATTAATTAAAAAATTAGTTAATTCTAAAGACATATTATTTTTATCTCTATCTATAAAATTACTAAATCCTTCAAAAATATTTTTATCTGTTAAGTTCAACTCATCTTCGGTAATATTAAATTCGATAGTAGGGTCTACAGTAGTAAAGCATTTAATTATAAAATTATTTAAAATTGTTGATAATTTATTTTTATATAGATTATTTAATTTTAAATATAAAAGAATATTTGTAATAAAAGAAGAGCTATTTAATTGATTACTATCTCTTTCAAAAACTACTAAATATTTAAAAAAAGAATTTAAACTATCTATATTGTTTTGTTTAAAATTGAAATATAAATAGTTTAATTTTCTAAAAGTATCTAAATCTGTTGTAGGTATACTTTTTAATTGAGTATATATATATTTATAATATTCTTCTATTCTATCTAAAAGTTCTTCTGGGTGATTACTAACTGAATAAATTCTTAATTTATTAAATCCTTCATAATCCCCATCTTTAAATTTGATTAGTTCATTTATTGTATTTGGTAATATCTCTAATGAATTATTTAAATCATTATTTTGATCTAATAATCTAATTTTATTATTTTTAATATCATTATATAAATCAGTAATTATTTTTAAGATATCATTATTTAAAAATTTTGGATCTATTATATTAAATATTCTAGAATTATATTTTGAGTAAGGATTATTAATAGTCATGATACTATCCTTGAATATTTAATGATGCAATTGATGAATTTAAAGCAGAATTTAAAGCTGATGATGCGTTGTTTATACCTATATCTTGAGTATTGAATATATTTGGTTGAGATGTTTTTGAACTTTCTGGAACGGCGGAATTTTTATATTGAGGATTAAATGCTTCAAATGATCTAATGATGTTCCCTACGGTTGTGAAAGCTGGCCCTGGCGAATCCACAGATAATATCTGTTTCCCAAAATCATTCATAGTAGCTATGTCTTTAATTTTAAAATTCTGTGTATTAAATTCATCAGTATTCCCACCAGTATCACAAACAGAAGCAAATCCATCAAATGCAGGTTTTATACTGATGTTTAAATTGATCGATGTCGGTTGTCGATTAGCATTAAATGTCATATCTGCACCACCCCTATTTAATGTAATACTCTCTAGAACACCTATATTAATATTAGAAATCCCATAAGATTTGACAAATACATACTTTGGATTACCATATGTTAACCCATCTTTAGATGTAGGAGAACCAAGTAATAATAAATATATTAATGGTTCTAGTACGAATTTTTTAATGTATTCTTCATTCCCATATGGACTGATTAATTGAACATTAAATGCTAAGGATGGACTATATGACGATTCTTTCCAAACTTTAGGTAACGAAAAATGAGTTCCTTCAAGAAACATATTAGCTAACGAACTAGCAACCAAGGTCCCTGCCCCAGCATTACCAAACATGCTACCAACAGTTCCGCCTAACTCTTTAAATTTCGTAGAAGCGAATTGTTTGGCTGCCCCTAAGGTAGAATTGGGATCGGATCCTTCTTGTCCTAACTCCTTTAACCTTATTTTGCCAAATTGATTACCAAAATCGCTAATCCTATTAAGGTATGTTTGAATGTTACTAGCAGAATATGCATTAGTGATTGTTTCTTGATGAACAGAATCCCCCGTTAGGAAAATCCTTAATCCTTTCTTTGGCTCCAGATCATAAGATTTGCATAATTTTTCATATTTCTCTATTGCTTTTTTAAAATCATATGCTAAAATATAAGGGGGTTTATTCTTTATTTCGTCTTTCTTACTTCCCCAATTAGATAAATCAAATTCATAATCTATAGGTATTAATTCAACTACATTCATACCTTCAATAAATTTATTATTTACTATATTATTAGGATCCGTCCTGGCATTAAATGTTATCGGATTTCCGATTTCGAGAATCTCGTCACCAGAAGGGATCTTTGTTACTATTGTATCACTGGCCACTCATATCCCCTTACGTTGACATTAATTCTCCACCCAATACTTCCATATTGTTGATCAGTTTACCTTTAACAGAAGAAAATAACATCGAACACAAATTCATTAATTCCATATCTGGTTGATATTGATTCTTTACTTCAATCGATGTCTGTTGATCTTGAGATGGCATTGGGATAGGAATCACTTGTGGTTGAACTGTTTCTCTTCGAATACTTTCCTTAAAATTAAGTATCTCATTTTTCAAATCTTCATTTAGAACAGAATTATTTTTTAATTTTAATGAATTATTTTTATCAAATTTACTAATTACGGACATTAGAATCGACATAGGATCATCACCACCTATCGCTTGCTTCTCATTAACACTAGCAATATTACTAATCTTACCAGTAGGAGTCTGTGGCCTAAATCGTAACCCTGCGTTTTGTAAAACTTGAACACCGTCAACAGGAGACCCGTCTTGCAGATATGCCCAATGTAAATGCGGTCTATATTGGGTTTCCCCACCAATAGGTCCAACTCCTCCAACTTCTCCTATCTTCTGTCCTGCTCGAACAAATTCTCCATTCTTTGCAAATATTTTACTCATATGGATACTTTTTTCAGCAGTTCCATCACCATGATCAATCTGAACTCCACCCCAATCTTTGAAAATAGCAGAAACAGTACCATCTCTAGAAGCAAAAACAGGATCTCCGATTTTCCCTTGGAAATCTACACCACCATGCATTGATCTTCCATCATTTCTTAAACCGAATGGACTATTAACAATGTTGCTTTTAGAAGGACTTACAATCGAACCAAGAACTGTTTGAAATTGTGGTTGTGGTTTGGTCTGATTAGAATCTGGACTAAAATCTCCAGTTTTTATTTTTTCAAAAGAAAACGATTCATTATTACTACCATTCCCACCAAAAAATCCTCCAAATAATGAATTAAATCCATTAATAAATCCATCAAAATCGAAATTTAACCCGCCTTTAAACTGGGATAATAAAGAATCAAAGATAGATCTACCCGCAGACCCATTAGAAACATCGTAATCACTAAATGATTCAGGAATTGTAAATTTATTAAATCCGATATTACCAGAAACGGACTCAGGAATAATCGCAGAAGGATCCCCTCCCATCCTTAACAAAGCAATAATATCATCAGTTCTACCTTTCCCTACCTGACTAAAATATTTAGAATTTTGAACTTCTTTAATTGCAGATTCATAATCATCTCTTTCTAAAGCAGAAACAAAATTAGGCCAATTCTTAAAAAAACTAGGACCCATATTAAATGCCATATCGTATAAAGCTGCTTTAACAGGGTAATTGAATTTATTAAAACTTGGAAAATTTTCTGAAAAAGGCTTAGTGATCCGCTGGTAATCAAAATTAAATAATCGTTCAGCTTCATCTGGTGTTAAAACTGAATTTTCACTTAACCCTTTTATATTTACAGATTTTAAATTATGCCCATATCCAATAGTAGGGATATTTCTCGAATCTAAATAACTTCTTAATTTAGGAACACCATCTGACTCATGTTTCTTAATTAATGCTTTTATTTTATCTTCTTCAATAGGGTATATGTTCGTTCCATTCGGACCAGAAATTGCTAACTCTGGACCTTTCTCACCAACAAATCCAATACCTCCAGTAGGGATGGTCCCGCCTTTAGAAAACCCTTTTATCCCTGTAAATTCACCCCATTTATCAGATATAAATCCGAGGGGATTTGAAAAAAAAGATGTGATATTTTCTTTTTTATCTTGAGTTTCTTTTTCCCCGACATATGAACCTATAAGAGAATCAGCTAAAGCGTAAAGGGATCCACCACCAAAAATAGTGGATAAAATTTTTTTATTCTTCATAACAGCACTTAAGATATTAGAAGATGAACTTTTACCATCGTTTCCGAGAGTCCCTAGTATTCCACTTAAGATATTAGAAGATGAACTTTTACCATCGTCTCCGAAAATCCCAGTTATTCCACTAAACAACCATTTTATTCCATCAAATACACCAAATAACCCATCTTTAATTAATGAGAAAACAGACATTATTCCAGAAAAAAACTTATCTGCTTCTGCTTCTTGATCTTTCTTTTCTTGTTTAATAAATGACTTAGATTCTAAATCAGTGATTTTGCTCAAGTAACCCTTAATACCTTTCAGCTCGGTTAAAATAGGGTTCTCTTTAAAATTTGGTAATTTGTATAAAGCTTCAGATAACCAATTGACAATCTTCTTTGGGGATCCAATTACTTCAGGTTCTTTTTCTCCGACTACTGCCATTTGAGGATTTTTTGCAATTCCTCCTTCTGCAAAAAATGGAATCGATGTTCTCATCTGATTCATACGTTCAAACAAATTCATTCCACCGGACGCAGTCCCCCTTATCTCAGATTCTGCATTTGCTTCACGAGGAGGAACAAATGGGCCGTATGTACTTCTTGTCCTATTCTGCTTTTGCTCTATATACCAATCCCTTAACCCTCTTCCTTTTTTAGCAAAAAAGTTTCCAGCCAATAGTGATAATAAAGCCAATGGGATTCCAGCTCCCATGCCCAATGATAACCCACCTAACCCAATAGCAGACCCAACCCCAAAAGTAGCAGCAGCACCGGCAGTTCCAGCCCCCACATTTGTAAGAGTATTAAAAAAATCATAAAACTTTTTATTCTTTTCTGAATTTTTTAAAAAATCTTCCCTTTCTGCATCTTCCTGAGTTCTTTGCTGACGAATAGATTCTTTTTGTAAATTTTGTAATTTAAGAATAGATTGATCTACAACTTTTTTAATCTCTGCTTCATCGGTCATACCTTGCTTCTTAGCAGAATCTATTAATGAAAGTCTTTGTTTCTTTATAGATTGATCATTCTCAGATTTAGATAAATATTTACCTTCAACAGAACTCCAAACTAAACTCTCACCCTTTAAATCTTTTCTTCTATAAGAAGTTTTTGTTGTTTCTCTTAATAATTTATCTAATATATTATATATATTCTCTAGTGTATTATATTGCTGGAAATTTAAACTTCTAATCTTTTCTAAAACCCCAGGAAGACCTTCCGCAGTAAAAATATTAGCTCTATCTGATGATGATTGATTTAATCCTGCCCCTTTCATAGCATCTTCGCTAGATATAATAGTTTTTTGCAAAAATCCTTTACTTTCTAAAAATCCTCTAAATGAATCAGGTAGAAGTTCTTCTGCTACCTCGCCAATCCAAGACTTTAAATTTCCAAATGTTTCCTTTATATATTTTACTGGATTGAAAATTACATCGGCGAGTTTATAAGTACCGGTAAATAAATCTTTAATGATATTATATCCAGCAGAAATTACAGGAATATCCTGTAAATATCTATCTAATCTAGCAAACGGTCCATTTTTAATTGGCGTTAATTGAGAAAATATATTATCACTTAATCCAAACCCATGTCTACCAATAGTAATTTGCCACGCTGTCATTTCCCTTAAAAATTCATACATCCCACTAAGTAACGCTACTTGTTTTTCTTGTGGAGTTTTATAATTTCTATGAATTAAATTAGCAGGAGTCATTAATAATGGAGCTAATTGCCAAGCTCTCATGGTTTTCATTCCAACTTTATGATCACCACCTGATAAAATACCAGCTAACTCAACCTCTTTCTGCCTAATCTCACTAAGAAATGAACCTATCTCAAATAATTTTTCAGAAGAAGATTGAGTAAAGGAAGGAATATATTTAGCCATCATTTCACTGGCTTTGAACATATATGTATCAAACTTCTTTCTACCTAATTCGTTTTGAAAAATAGCATCTAACATCATAGGAATAGCAGCAACTTTTCCAAGTAACATCATATTACTAGATGCTAACCCAGAAACAGCAGGTCCAATGCCAGGGATAGTATCCCCCAATTTAGTCAGTATACTAGGAAGAAATGCTAACGCGGCACCCATGCCAAGCTGCTTCCCTTCAAATGTACCGATTCCATATTGTCCTCTGCGTTCAGCCATTCCAATCCTTTCTTCAGCGGATTGGACGATTCCATCATAAACATTATCTAATTTACTAGAAATCTCTCCTAGTAAATTAATCTTTGTAACTTCAAAATCTAAAACTTTTCTTTGATAAACTCTAAATGAATTGGATATATTTGTTAAATTTGAATTTATTTTAATAGTTTGGTTTAATAATGGTAAAATATTAAATCCAGATTGATTATTACCAGTATAATTTTCCTCCGGAGCAGGAGTCTTCCTAGACCAATCTAATAAGAATCTAGCACCCGGGCTCCCATATGTCCTAGCTGCAGATGCTTCCTCAGCTAATCTTTGATTTACTATTTTTTGACTAGGAATTGGCATTCAATTCTCCTATTTTTACAAAATGAATGGAAGATCAAAATCATTATCCTGAGGGGTTTCGTCTTCATCTCCATATATTTTAAGATATTTTTCCATACTTTCATTAATTTTGGAAAACTTGTCATACTTATTAATATAAATATTATCTACTAATGCTCTATCGCTTTCTTTTATTTTTTTATTCGATACACCTATTCTATGATCATATTCTAAAGAGGAAATTTTCTTCACATATGCACAAAAAGAAGATGCCATAAATAAATCATCATTTGATCCAGATTGAGCACAAACTACACCATTAGCTCTTTTTTCAATAACACTTAACTGATTAATTAAATCAGAAGAAGCTAATATATCTGGATTATTTACTACTTGGTCATAAAATTCAGAAACCATGACTGGTTTTGATTTTAAATTTGTATTAATTCCAGTCCCTTTCTTTGGTTCAGGTGTATATATTAACTCTGCATATTTTTTAGATGTGTCGTTTTCGAGACCTTCGATTATACTTGCTCCAATACTATTATTTTCAATAGCTATTAGAACCCTTTCTCCCATGAACTCCATAACATAATCAATAACAAATTTAACTATTTCTAAAAATTTAGTTAAACTACCTAATTTGCCAGAATACTCTGCGATTTGTTCAAAATCCTTATAACTATAAATCTCAATAGCAGTGTAATCCCCAGTTAATGATTTTGCAGTATCTATCCCAATGATTGCATAATCGTATTTCTCTAATTTCCTATACACTTTTAATTTTTGAAAAAATGGTAAATTTATTTTATCTAAAGGGTCAGCAGATTTAAATTTCGCAATAGTATCATCATCAAAAATACAATTTGAACTCCCGACAAATAAAATATTAATTTCTTGATTGATTAGACGCATATCCCAGTTTAAATCCTTAACCATTTCATTATACCATTTCTGATCTTTGGTCTTATCTTCACTCCAGTGATATCTTACCCTAATGAAACCGTTTTTCTCAGGATTATCTAATATTAATCGATACTCTTCTATTAATCTACCATCATCATCAAATATGTCTTCAGATGGAATTGCTCCTGTATACAACTCATAGAAAAATTCACCAATACCAGAGACCCCGTTAGGAGTACTTAGAATAGTAATAAATGTAGGATATCCGTTTTTATTGGCAATCTCTCTTGCTTTTGAAATTGCAGGAACTGCTGAACCATATGCTCTTTTAATATGTGCGATATTTGAAAACTCATCAATTGCAATAATAGGAACTGTTAGACCACGGCTAATGTTATCAGGAGAAACAGATGAACTAATATATAACGTATCAATTCTACTACCATTAGAAAATGCAATATATGTTAATAACGATCCTCTTCCTCTAATTGGTACCTTCATCCAATCTGGTAACATTCCATGAATGTGGTTAATTACTCTAATAAATTCTAATGCATTTTGCTTCTTTAATGTTAATAATACAGCTTTACTACCTGGAAAAAACATTGTTGCCCAAAGTAACATAACTGAAACAGATGAAGTTTTACCTAATTGTCGAGAAGCACAGATTATACTCTTTTGAAATTTAATAGTACTGACTATATACTGTCTAATCTTCTTATTAATATTATCTAATTTATATTCAAGAAATCCTCCTGGTTGAGGTAATTTGACATAATTATCTATAAAATATAAAATATTAGATTTACATAAAAATAATTCTCTGGCTATCTCGTCCGGAGTTAGCCTTTTATGAAATACATTATTCATACTAATCCCAAAAAAATAAAAAAGATTAGCTAGACAATCTAGCCAATCTTACCGCACACTACACACCGAATATCTACTTTATCTTCAATAATATCTATAGTTGATTTAAAAATGCAATTTCCAATAGGTGAATCTGGACAACTTGACAATGCTGATGGACACAAATCTAAAGTATTTTTAAACTTGTCACGAATTATTGATGAAATTAATGTCCTTTTTTCATCTTCTACATCATTAAGTTGTGAATATAACTCATCAATCTTTTTTCTCAATTCAACAATTTTAATATTGATATTAATTAATGATTGATCCAACTTATTTTCTCCTTTTCACAAAGATTTAAATTAACTTCTTCCATTAATATATATCTTTATGAAAAAAACAAAAAAATAAAAATTCCCCCATTAATTTTTAAATTTTAACGGGGGAATTTTAAATTAACAATCTCTATCACCAGTGAAAAAAAATACAACGATACTAATCACTATAACAATAATAAGAACTGCTACATCGATTGTCATTTTATTCTTCCTAGTTATATTTATAATTAACAATTAAATTATTAACATCCCACCAGAATAAATGAGGGGAAAAATCCAATAATTGATATTTATCTAATTTCTTCTCAATATCATAATAAGGATAAATTTCAATATTACTTCCTGGTATTACTGAATCTGATTTATCAGTAATAGTACATGATACATATTTAACAAAAGGTTTACTTTGTAGCATATCAATTATTTCCGAAGAATAGAATCTTTGATATATCTTAGTTTTATCCTTAAGTAAATATTCAGCTATAGACACTTTAATTTTATCAATCTCAGAGTTCATATTAATACCGTTCGAGACAACTACTAATTTATCAGCGATTATATCTATTTTTAATTTCAAAGGGAACTTTAATGATACATTATCACCATATTGCAAAATCAATGAATTAAATCCAGTATTACCAACATTTAGATGATTTTTTAAAACTCCTCCTTCGGTATTATAGATTTTTAATGTATCATTATCAATTAAATCAATTTCAGAAGAAAATGCATTTACTAAATTTAAAGTCGTAACGATTGCAGACCTAACAAATTCTATTGAATTATTTTTTTCAATCTCGCATTTTATCCCTATTTTATTAACTAAATTTGGATCTTGCGAATTTAATTCATCAATATAAAACCAAAGATAATAATCGACATCTAATGAAGATAATGTAAAATATTTTCCACTTAAATTTCCATTAGTATCCTTAATTACATTTAATTCGGTTACTTCTCTAGAATTCAAATTATGATTTTGTAGAGTTATTTTTCTAAGATTTTCACCATTAACATTAAAAGTATTAAGTAATTTAATTGAAATCTCATCAGAAATCATTCTATTATTATTTATATTAATATTAGAGAATGTATTTATTAATTTATCTAAATAATAATTTTCATCAGAAAGAAAAGTTTCTTTATGAATTAAACTTAAATTAAGAATGTATTTAATTCCATCTGGTTTAGTAAATGTTTTTAATTTAATTAAATCTGAGAAATCTTCAACTTGTTTAACATCGGTAAATTTAATTTTAAATAATTCAACATTAGTAGATGTTGGATAAACGGATATTTCTATATCTATTTTATCTTTAATAATCCCTGGTATAATTATACTAAATATACTATTATCTATATTAGATCTAACTAATAATTGATCTTGTATTTTTAAATCAATAGAAGTAAAATCGAAATTATAATTAGTTAAATCTTGATATGATTTCAAATAAATTATTGTATTATTTTGATTATACGCTAATTCTAAAAATATGATAGGTGGATTTTCTGAAGTAGTAATAACATTAGAAATAGAAGAAGAGTAAAATACTGGATTCTTTTTAACTATATATCCATTATATATATTTAGAATTGGATCGTAGATATATAAAAATGGTGATATAAATTGTTCAGTTTCTATTTCAAATTCAGGATAAAATATATTATTTCCAAATTTATTTAAAATAAATTGTTGTTCGGACACTGTAGAGGTTATTGAATAAACTGGATTATTAAATCTATCTTTTAAATATAGATATATATAGAATATATTTTCTTGTAATTTTGATTTTTTAAATAATATTTCAAAATCATCAAAATAATCTTTTAATATATATCTATAATCTGTTTCACTACAGAAATTATTTCTAGATTGTATATATGATATTAGATCATTTCTTAAATTTTCACCAGATAATGGATCTTTTCCTCCATATCCTTTATCTATATTTGTTGTAATTAATTGATTTAATTGGATTGGATTAAATTGTTCTGTTGAATTATTATTAATATCATAATCTATAATATTAATATCTCCAGTAATATTAGTAGTAGATTTAGATCCTATATTTCCTAAAGTTCCTTTTGTTGTATATTTAGTTATATATACTTTTGTATTAGGGATATATACTCCATTTTCACCTGAACCTAATTCTATATTCAAATAATTATCTGGGGTTACTTCATAAAAAATTACTTGGTCTGAAGATGAATATTTATTCTTATCTGTTTGAGCGGCGAAACTTTGTTTTTGATTATTAATTATTATACCAACATCTAAATTAGTTAAAAATTCACCATCATCTATTTTAATCGGGTAAGAATAAAATGTCCTATAAACATAATTCGGAGAGACAAACGTGATTGTTTCTACCTTGTATTGATTTAATTCATAAATAGGTAAATTTATATCTAAATATTGAATAGGAATTAATTTTTGTTTTCCATCAGAAAATGTAATCTCCCCAAATCCAGAGATGCTTCCATTTATTTGATTTAAAACTAATCGATATTTGGATATTAAATTATATTCTAATTCATCAATTTGTACTTTAATATTTTCTAAAATGATTTCTCTTTTTACAATATCTGGGTATAATGCTGGAAGTGATTCTAAGTTAAATTTAAATACTCCAGATAATGTTGAATATTTTCCAAGTTCTGCAGAATATCCAAAAACATTACCATGATATTTCAAATTTTTATTATTTAAAGATGTAATAGGAAATGCCTCTTTAAATAAATTATCATAATAATGTTTAACATCATATTGAGTATTTCCTAATAAATTAAATAAAAATCCAACAAACCCAACTTTAGATAACTGTATATTCTGAGAATCAAATTCTTTCTTTAATTCGTTATAATAAAACGAAATATAATCATCAGGAGTAACTAAATTATTTAAATTATCCATTTTTAATCTTTACAACCCAAAAGAAGATAATGTTGACGAACTCTGGGAATTATCAATAACTCCATCGGAAGTTCTAGAAAAGAAATCTGGGATAAGCGGCAAAGCATCATACCATCTATCAGAGTTTAATACAGATGATTTATTAGGATTTTGAAATGAAGATAAAGATAAATCGATATCATTGTTAACAACATTATCAGAAAGAAACATTTTGAAATGATCCATTAAATCTGATTTAAATTCTTCAAATATCCAATTATTAATTTCTCCAGATTGTCCAATCGAATTAGGTATAAATGATCCATAATAAGCGCAAGTATAGTTAACAGTAACAGTCGATAACTCATTACTTTGTCTATTACCTATAACCTCTTTTGCAGGGATATTAATAGGAAATACTCCAACAGCTTTACCTAAATATGTTAACGTTCTCATATCTGGTTTAAATTTTGCTATATATGCACTAGTCGCATAGCACAATTCGGCACTATCTACCTCATTCATATATTCTTCTGGAGGATCTTTCCTTCCTTTAATTAGATCATCTATATATCCAACCCAATAATTATGTAAATCCAAAATTCTTAAATTAGAATCTTCTATAAATGTTAAACTTAATGATCCATTTCTAGCAACCCTCGTTGCATATGGAATAACATTACCTCCTCCAGAGGATTCTTCAACTACATGTAAATTAGATTCTGGAGGGGTAAAGTCGATAGCTAAGAAAGGAATCCACCCATCGACAAATAAAGGATTATCATCAGATACTAGCGGAATATCTGGAGGAACTAAGTATATTAAACTATATCCAGTAATATCCGGGTGAAAATTACTATCCTTTAATCTTTCTAAAAATTTCCTAAATAATAATGTATTACCGGGGTCATTTAAAATATAGTTAGTATCAAATATTTCACTCAATGAGAAAACTCCTAACTAAAACAGATTTGTCTTTGTATATTATACCCAACAGCATATACAATAATCCTTCTCCATTGAGCTTTTTGGGTATTTGAATACGTGTCATAATCATATTGCTTATCAAAAACTGAATTTAAAATCATATTCAAAAGCTGATCTATATTAGTTTTTAATGCAGTAATCTCTGATGTATGCTTGGAACTAATAATCTTTCTTTTAATAATATCACTAATAAAATCAGGGGAACAGAATTTTGCTTTTGGGATATCGCTTAGTCTAGAGAAAATCAATTCAACTATATCTCTAATTTGGTCAATATAATTGTGGTTATGAATAGCTTTGATGATTTTATCAATGTGTACTAACTTAATAGTTGATTCATTGTTAACAAATTCCAAAAATTTTCTATCATAATTAGGGTTAATATTCATAACTATATAATTTACTACATTTTCAATTTGCTCATCTAATCCACTAGAACTTAAAACGTCACCCGCAGAAGATTCTTCATCTGAATGATTTCTACTACCCATTGTTGAAAATTTAAATCCAGATTCAACCGCCTTAAAATATAATGGTTGTAACCCAGATCTATATCTGGGTTCGCCTGTCTCTTTATCGGGAATAGAATCACTTCTAAATACTTGCCGTAATCTATTATACGACTGGCTAAATAGAATCTTAAGTTCTGTAGTATCTCTGAGAATCCTTTCAGAATATGTATTCAATAAATATGGAACAAAATAATTAGTAATCATTTCAAAAGGGTTATGAAATTTATTACATATATTTTTTTTGTTCATCATATTTGTGACGACATACGACATTACATCAGGATCACAAAATTTAATACTACTCATTAAACGACCATTCCATAATTTCAACATCATTAAAATAAACGAACTGTCTACTAACGATTTATTTTTAGTTCTTAACCCATGGGTCATTAAAAGTAACAAATTATGATAATAAATATCTGAATACATAAATGTTTCGCCAGGGATTTGCCATTGTCTCAAAAATGCTTGTTTAACATCTTCTCTCCCAAAAGTATTGATACTATCAAGAATAGAAGATACATCATTTAATGGGATTGAAAATTTCATACAATACCCTTTAGAGAACTCAGAAACAGCGTCTAATCTAGCTTTCCTTACTAATTTCTCAACAGTGAGCGTAATTAATCTTTCTTCTTGAGGATCCTTAAAGTGGTCATCAAGTTTCTTTAAAATCTCATCAATCGGTTTCCCAGCCATTGCTCTTCTCCAAAGAAAAATTAATTAGAATTAAACCAATGCCGCAAAAACTCTCGATAAAGTGTTTGACTTTTCTTTAAAATTGTCCCACTTTTCGATTAACTTATCCTGTTCGAAAATTTCACCATATAACGGACTTTCCATTAACTCTTGTAATCTATAGTATACTGTTTTTGGAAAATTGACCTCTTCAATTAACTTCTGCATAATTAATGACTTATAAGAATGCTCAACAGCTTCTTTAATATCAATACTCTCATTGGTAATAATATCTTTGCTTAAATTTAAAGTAGCATCCATATACAATTTATTTCTTTCAGAAGTAGATAATGAATAATGCTTCTTACTTAAAAATGTCTCAATTAATAAATCTGTTTCTTGAACAATAGTATTCTCAGAATCTTCTAAATTAATCTTGGTAGAATATAACTGAGGGGCAATATTAACATGTTCATATAGATCATTAACAGATAATAATAAATCGCCCAATAGAGTTTGAATCTTTTCTAAATCTGATTCTTCTAAATTCTTAACTAATTGATTATATATATTTGATTCTATTTTAACTTTAGATTCCCATTTTGAGTTATCATATTCCTCAAAGATAATAGCACCGTAATCGATTTTGGATAATCTTTCTTCTATTAAATTAATTTTTTCTTCTTCTTTAGTATATATCTTACCTTGACGACGTAATGCATCTTGAGCAATACGTTGGATCTCTTCTGCCTCTGCGTTAATAAAACTCATATTTTTGAACATAATTCCGAACTAGTCCTTATTAAAATTTTAAAACAAAATTAATTAGACGCAATGAAATCTTTCTGAGAATTAATATACTCCCCAATAGTACTCAAATTCAAATTCATCACTCTATCATTAAACATAAATTTATAATACACTTTTCTTTCTTTCTCATCAATAACAAATATATTAGGGATCTTCAAACGTTCCTTTATAAGATTAATTTGTTTGGTAGTATCTGACATACTTCCTATTCTAAATTGATCTAAAATTATACCAGATGTTACTTTACTAGCATCGTTGATCTCTCTTTCTTTATCATTAATGGCTACTTCTATTTGTGATTTCCTATGAGAATCTCTTTCACTCTTCAAACTGTTCTTCAAAGCGTTTAGTTCTGAATTTAATCGTTTTCCAATAATAGAATTTTTAAATTCTTGAGAATCTTTATTCTTTTCTGATAATATCTCATTTTCAAAATTTCTTGTAGCTAATGCCCAGAAAATTCTAGAAATAAATTCTTTCCTAATAACTAAACAGTAGTTTGGAAAACTAGTAGCATCCCTTTTCTGAATAGTCATCTCTACTTCGATCTCTCTTAAATATTCACAAAAATAACTTAAAAACGAAAACATATTTAAGAAATGTAAAATTTCAGTAATAGAAGAAAACATATTATCTTCGAAAGCTTGCTGGGTCGCCCCGTTTACCCTTCTAATAACGCCGTCATTATCTATTTGTCCGGTTAACTGAAGAAATCTCTTAGAATCAAATAATGAAAATTTACTTCCACCAATATTGCTCATTCGCTGTAATGGGTTTTGAAGATCTTTTGTGGTGGTAATACCCTGATCTGTTTCCCATCCATCTCTAAAATAATCTTCAATTGATTTTCTAAAATGATCCTTATAATCTGATAATTCTTGTAATGCAGCAATCCCGCCTAGGTCCTTTATATTTTCCTCTAAATTTTTAGAATATGATGCCAAAATAGAAGATACTTTAATTAATCCTTCCACGAATTTAGCTAATACTTCACCAGAATTAGAACCCCATAATGCTGAGGAATTTGATTTACCAGTAATCCCAAAATGTAATGTATTTAATTGGCTAAATATTTTATCAACATTAATATCACCATTTTCTTTACAAATCTTAAATGCCAATTCTAGAAGTTTATCCATTTGATCAACGGAATCTTCTTTAATTATGTTATGCATTGTCAAATCATGTAATGTTTGATAATGTGATCTATTCTCAGATACACTATTAACAAATCTAATTAATTTTGAAGATATATCTACTTCGGTTTCTGGGATAATCGCATGAGTTATACTCTGTAATAATCCGACCACTTCATTACCTACAAAGTTCTTAAATGTCGCAGAAGCTCGTCTTGCCATAGTTCCTTCTGATAATGAAGAATTCTGAATTGCAGTAGATAACGATGCAGTAAAATTATTAACCCCTACTTCCGAATTCCATTTCTTTTCATCTAAAACTAGATTAAATTTGGATAGTGCTTTATCAGTATCATCCCAAATACTATTTATTATCTGTTGTAATTTTCTAGGATTACCAAACGCATCAGGGATAACATCTTTACCCATAAAATCTTCATAATTATCTTTAGGTATTTGCCTAAGTAATAATTTAATTCTGTCTAAATTTGCATTAGATGTTAAATTAATGTTTTGACCAGCAGAAATAAATAAAACCCAAAATAATACATTTGAATTAACTTTTAATTGACTAGTACCCAATATTAATGGAACTGGTATAAGATTGTTAGCAAATACTTCACTAATAATCGGATTTAGATCTTTAAATCTTGGATCATGATTTATTTGATTTAAAATATATTCTCTTAATTTAAATAATACTCGTTCGTATTCTGATTGATGAGGTCGAGAGGAATCCATATAATTAAATTTCTGTAATTGTTCTTGCGGGATACTATTCCCAAGATGTTTTAATAATGCTTGAGCTGGATTTAATCCGTTATCTTGTTTCTGTTGTGGTTCACTAACGGCGGAACTTACTACATTAAATAAATTTGCTTGCTTTACTCTGTTAATTAATTGATATGAGATAAAATCTCTAATATCTTTCCCATACATCTTATCTAATGTAGTATCTATCACAACTGGATAAACAAAAACCAAATCACCTTCGTGCAATTTCTTGTTATCAGACTGTCTGATAGTCTGAAAAATACCCCCGCCCCGTAACCCTATTTCTTGGACTAAATCTGTCATAAAAAACCTATATCAAAAATTTTAAAAAAATAGTTAGTGATGACGAGTATAACGCGAACATCACCAAACAAATAAAAATAAATTTTTCTAATAACTTCAAATAATTAATCATACCTTTTTAATCTATTACCCACTATTTTTACAAACATTAGAATGTAAACAAAAGAAACAAGCAGATTTATCAATAAATTTCGAATCCAACGGAGGGACGGTTTTCGAATTTAAGAAACTTAATACGTCTTCTAATTTATCCACCAATAAATTTTCATATAACTGAACATTAGTATTCTTTAAATCAACATTTATAGTTTGAATAAACCAAAATGGATTTTGTTTACTATTATTTAGTTTTGCTAAATTCTTAGAAAATGCAACAGCATCATTAATATTCTCAGTATCCCCAGAAATTAGCTCATGACAAACATAAATTAACTGGATGTTCGTTATTTTATAATAATCTAAAGAAGGGATTACCCCATTCCTAGTAGGTTGCTGTAATTTGATTTCCTCTAAGTAATTCTCTAATAAGTATTTATAAAGAACTGCTTGATATAAATCTTTCTGTCTCGGTCTTCCGGTTTTAATTATTTCACTCAAATCTGCATAATTGCATGATTTGATTTCTACTAAAACATTATTATTTATTAGGCAATCTAATCTACACGATAACCTTTTCGAAGGAACTTTTAAACAAACTTCCTTTTCTGTAAATGATTGATAATTGTCTTGAATAAATTCATGAACAGAAGATCCTAAATGACATCTAAAATCAACAGGTAACCATTTATTAGCATAATTATCAGAAGGAACATTATTAATTCTATAATAAATGCTTCTACTACACCCAGATGCTAAATCATGCCCACTGATATTTTCACTATGTAAATGGTAGTCCTTATTTTTTTGAATAGATTTTGCCCTTAGTTGAGTTTGAAATCTATTTAAATCAAATAATTCGACCGGGTATTCTTTGTCATTTCTAATACTTAAAGAAATATCTTTAGTTAAAGAATCTATATTTATCTCTTCATTACTAATAATTTGTCCAATTAGATTATCAGAATTAATTTCTAATGTTTCTCCAGAGAACGGATTTGTTAATAGTAACCCTGATGTTAATGATTCAAAACTATCCAATTCTTTACTTTCCACTTTTGTTGAGGGTTGAGTACGATGGGTATTTGAAATTCGATTTTACAAACTTATTGATCTTCTTATGTAGCTCTTCCAAATTTACTTCTTCTTGAACTATTTTTGTTCTTTTAATATACTTTCTTTTTTTCGGCTTATCTATTTCTTCCAACTCGGGGTACCTTCAAATTGTTTTGATGGGTTTTGAAATTTATCCTTAAATCCTGAATCATTTTGAAATTTTTTAAACGGAGTACCACCTCTAAGAAATTCTCCTCTGGTAGATGATTTAATAGCATCATCTAATCTATTAATCCAATCTTGTTTAACTCTATTATCGTCTGGATAAAAAATTTCTAAAACATCAATTAAAGAAGCATGTAATTCCCTTAATTGATCATGTAATACTTGACACTTGGATCCTGTGGGAATTGACAAAATTGAATTAATCCCCATATCTGTTTTTAACTTTGATTCTCCTGTTTCTTCTACACATTTAGAATAAATAACTGTCAAATTCGCAACCATCGAAACTAAATAATCAATATAACAATTTATTAATAATTCTAATTTATCATGTTGATCTTTATCTAATGGATAGGATCCTTTTATTTTAGAATGTAATATCGTAGACATCATAGAGTCTGATACATTATTATTAATCCCTGCTTTTCTCTTACAGTCTTCAAAATTAGAAGAAATAATCTTATCAATTGTTTTATATCTTTTAAACATTGGTTTATTTTCAAGAAATTCGACAATTCCCATTCTAGCCTTAACTATACCACTCAAAACTTTTTGTGCAAGTTCCCTAGCGTAATCGGTATTATATAAATAAGGCAATGCACCAATTAAAATTGCAGTAGTTATCGTAAATATGTCTGATTCTGTCGTTAACTCAACATCCTTCAAATCTAAAATATGATAAATGTAATTTTGTTGAGATACCATATCGAATTCATGTAATAGGTCATATGCACATTTGAAATCTAATTTTAAAAATTCTATTTCTTCCAAGACATAATTATGTAATTCGTCGAATTTCTTCTTATCTAATTCTTTATCAATTAAATAAGATTCTACTATTTGTTTAATAAATGGTCTATTCACAGAACTTGAAACCCCACTTTTTGTATAATATCTTTATGAAATTTAATAAAAAAACAAAGATTATTCTGATAAATCATCTTCTTCAACCGTCATCTTTAGAAGATAATTATTAATTCTTTCATAAACAGAAACCTTTACAGCATTATCAAAAACTTCTCTAAATTTCTCATCAGAATTATATTTTTTCTCTAAATCTTTTTCAAAAAAACTATCAGATTTTCCAACTGATTTTTTTGTAATAGGATCTACGATATCTATATATCTATATGGACCAGAAGTACCTACTAATAATGGGTATGGTAATTTCTTAGCATCCCCTCCTGAATATTTCTTTTCAGAAGTAGTCATCTCTTTAAGAAATAAATATTCAGACCATAATTTATGTAATGTTAAATTTTTATCAAAAACTAAAGAAACGCTATAACCAGAATTGGTTAATTTATTTTTCTCAGTTTTAACATCCAAAATCCAACCAATCACATTCCCCATATCACCAGGATTTAATTCTTTCTTCTTACTCAAATATACCCAAGTTTTTAATGCATGCTGTAATGTATTCGACGATGTGCTCGTTTTAATATTATTCCACGTACCAACAGTTTTCTCTTGTGCTGGTGCAAACTGTCCTTGGATTTGCATATTTGCTCTAACTTGATCAATTAAAATTAAAGAAATTTTAGAAAATGCTAGAATCGGACGGATTCTATCAATATTATGAGATAATTCTCTAGCTCGTAACCCGATAACTTCTTTGGGATCTTCCGCAACCAAAGCTTTACTACAAGGACATCCCGCTAAACTATCAATAATAATTAATAATTTAATTTCTTCTTCCTTTCCAGAAGCTTTAATTTTAGCATCTAAGTCCTTTTTAGTATCTGCATATTTCTTAATTAATTCATAAATTCCAGGAATATCTAACATTAATGAATTATATTGAAATCGATGTTCAGGGATACCCAACGATTTGATTCTCTTACTAATGCTAGATTGAGCATCACTTGTTCCTGATGATGTCGCTTCTGTATCAATATAAACAGCAATTGAATTTGGATGTTGTTTAATAAATTGCCCTGCTAAATACATACATACACTTGACTTTCCTGTTTCAGGAGAGCTAGATATCATAATAGGAGCAGAACTACCAATACCTCCACCCAATAAAGCGTCTAAATGAGGGATGGATGTAGAAGTCACAAACGGTTCAGGTGGGATACAATTACCAAAATTCTGAGTCAAAACTGCATCAAAAACAGTCTTCAATTGCTGTTCAATTTGATCACTCATCAAAAATCTCCAATTAAGAAATTAAATTAATCTTCACGGTCATAATAAAAAAACAAAAATCGAATTAAAACATATAACTCGATCAATCCTACCAAAAAAAGAACTAACCAAATCATTTTAGTTCTCCTATATACTATATTTTGGATTATCCAATACCTCTTTTAAAGCAGTTTCTTGTTTTCCAGGTGTCGTCATAAATTTACTTAATGCTGAAACAATATCTGCACTATTAATTTCATCTAATTCATTAATCTTCTTCTTCTCAATTTCATCCATTCTATGCAATTTGAATCTTAAGTCATCCTGTTCTACTCTATACTTAAACTTCAAATCTAGATAAACTTGATAACTCTTCTGCATAAAAGATAATAATTCGTAAGACTTAGTATATGACATATATAACTTAGAAATATCAATATTGGAATTTGGAGTCTGTTGTACCTGATTGATTAAATTATCTAAATTATTAATCTTAATCTCTAATACCTTAACATGTGTGTCTATACCTTGTAACTTTAATTCAATATGGGTGATATCGTCATCTAAATTATTAAAATTTTTCTTAAATCTAGATTCTGATGATTGTTCTCCATCCTCTTCTTGAATTTCATCTTCTTCATCTAATTGGGAAAAAAGATTTTGTTTACTTCTCATTAAAATTTAAACCTTGAAAAAGAATATTTAAAAATACTTTAAGTTCTCTTGCAAAGACACATCCAGATACATTTGTTTGTGTCATTGTAAATGGATCAACAAATGTTCCTTTTGTCAATCCATTGGTTAATGCTATGGAAATACTCTGTGATGCGATATATAGATCTGGATCCTTCAATCTTTCTTTAAATTTACCATATACCACTTCATAAATAGTGTCATATATTACTTTTTTATCAGATTCTAATAAATTAGAACTTTTACTTTCAATATAAACGGATCTTAATAATTTATAAATCAATGGTAACTTCTGACTTATTTTAGATAAATTATATCCATCACTATTTGATTTCAAAACTAATAATTTATTATCTTTAACAACACTACCATCTACAACATCATGATATTTCCTCTGTAAATAGTTTTCAGAAATAACTTGTTTCTCTTGTAATAAACTATTTTTTAAAATATCATAATTATCAGAAATTCTACTTAATGTTTCACTACCTTTACAAAGATATTGAATATGTGTAATCCTTAATCCTTTCTCATATATCTTATACCTACTATTCATTGCGGAGTCATCCTCTAAAATTGAAGGGTCTAATTCGAAGGATAAAATATTTGATGTTTTATTTTTAAAATAACTATATAATATAAATTTAAAAATAGATAAATAATATACACTTATATCTTTTAAATTAATCGGATCTTCCTCTAAGAATAATCCTTTAATAAAAATAGAGATAATGTCATTCTGAATGATTGCTGGTTCTGTATTATAGAATACTAAATAAAATTCTACAACTTCATTATTACTTTCATTAATTTGTTTATATGCTTCTCTTATTTGTTTTTTAATTAAATTTTTACAAAAACTAAAATTATTAATAATAAGATCCATAATATTAGGATAATATATTTTATCTTTAAAGAAATCTGAATCTAACTTTAATTCATTTTCATTAAAATCTAAAAATAATAAACTTAAAATATATAACAGATGAAATTGTCTGATCTCTTCTGTATATTTAATTATAGATATAAATTTAAATTCGTATAATTTATTAAAGAATTGATTTATTTCTTTACTATATGTTTTGGTTTCTTTATTTTCTAAAATAGATGTTCCTACTATTACATTAAATAAATTTCTAATTATCTCTAATTCTTGAATATTGGACAATTTTAACAAAACAAATCTCCAAAAGAAAATTTTAAATTCTTCTGATATAATTACTTATCATACTATGTTTGAATTTGTCACCAGTATTAAATAAAAATATACCATCATTTATAAATGGGCTTATTTTATATATTTTTGATAGCGGCGAAATTATAAATTCTCCAATCTTTTCATAAATATCTCTTGTGTAAACATCTAAATTAGTATCCCCAATAATACAAATATGTATCATCTCAGAAGGATCTGTATTCGGGTTATTTAATAATTTCATTATATTATCATCTACATCTAGATCATTAACATTAATAATTTCTTTTAATTGATTATTATCAAATGGATACTTTAAATTAATCGGTCTAGTATTATGAATATTATAAAATCCTTGAACTGAATCAAACTGAACAACAAAATGCCACGGTAACGTATTATTAGTATATTGCTTCTGATACATAGATATATATTGCCTAAATACCAAATGTAAATAACCCCTACCTTTATCTAAAATTGGAATGGGAATTGGAAAAAATGGGTTATTGACAGTATCTTGAATAACAAATCCTAATGCATTTGTCGCTAATCTGTTCTTTGAGACATATTCAGTCGAAGTTATTAATTGAGACAAATCTGGTAACTGTAAATCTTCCTGAGTTGAAATATCCATTTTATTATTTAATCAAATCTAATAATTTTTCAAAATCATAAACATTATTAATATAATTATAATTACCTTCCTTATCAACCCACCACAAAACTCTAAAATTTAAAGAAGTACGAACATCAAGATGTAACATTCCTCTCGTGGTATCTTCTCTAATTATTCCTTTGTCTTTATAATCTGCAAAAGGATATACACCAATCCCTCCCCACTGCAACCGTAATGCTAAAAACAACGCTTCATATAATGGACAATCAGGAAAAACATCAATAGCTCTGGAGAATTTATTCCTTCCATCAATAATATAATGCCAAGATTTCTCAGAATGTTGCTTTTTAGAAATATCTGCATACACAGATCCATCTAAAGGGGAAATATGAATCCTACTCCCAAGAAATTTTCTATAAACTTCCAATACTTCTAATAATCTATAATGAACTTTATCAATATCTACATCCTTAAAATCTTCCTCAATTGAGAAAAATTCGCTATTCTTTAATATATCCCTAGCGGTTATCATAAAAAATTCCTTTGAATTAATCTTATTCTTTTCTTTCCGATAAAATATCGATATACTCTTCAACAATATCAATCGATTGTAATAAATCGGTTAAATTAAATCTATCTAACAAACTTGCTCTTTTAATAATTTCATCAAAAGATGAATTTAAATTTTTAATCTTATCTGCAACTGAACTCAATTTTATAATTTTAAAAAGTTTCTTTGTCTCTGGATTTCTTGTTCCTATGGAATATAAGTATAAATCCTGTGCAGGAACAGATAATACTGATGATAAATCCGAAATACTAGGGCGAAAAACTTCTCGGATATTCTTAATATGACTTTCTACAGTACGCACATCTTCAGTTAACATATCAAACTCCAAAAAATTAGTTGACTATTGTATCAGAAGAACCGGGTCCACATTTATCACCACATGTTAATGAGTCCCCATTCCTGGCAACAGGAAAGCCCTCAACGAAGACTGTAGTCGACCCAGTAGATACCTTCCCGGAATGATAAGAACAGTCCCCACAGCCGTGTGAAACGAAAGAATCGATATTCGCTCGAATAACAGGTTTCCCATTAACGAAAGTATTAGATGATCCCATCTTAGATACTGTTGGAGGATAACACCCGTGCCCAACAGTTTTATCTCCTTGGCGAAAAATTCCAGACATTTAAATTCTCCCAAATTAATTCAAAAAAATTCAAATCACTTTACGTCAGAACCACCTAATGATGAAGCAAATTTTGTCGATTTCTCTCTCGATATTGTCCTTAATTCTTTATCCGAATACGTCTCATATCCGTTGTTATCTTCTGCTGAATTAGCTTTTCCACTATTTATATTAACGGCAGACCCATCTATATTTATCTCAGAATTAGATTTTAAATGAATAGGACCATCAGATGTTATTTTCGTTTCACCCAAAACATGTAAATCTAAATTACCAGATATTTTAACCTTGGAATTACCATTTATTGCTATATTACTATCATTATTTATGGAAATATTTAAATTGTCAGCTACTGCAATATGTAACCCATTTGAGTCGAATATTATCCTAGTTCTAATCTTGGAATTAGAAAATGTAGAACCATCTTTATCTCCTCCATACGATTCTCCTGGAATTTGAGTGTTGAAATAAATGTGCATAGAATTCCCAGGGTTTGATACCATCCCTTCTTCACATATTATCATCAAATTCCCAGATTTAGAAGTTTTAAAGACTTGATAAATACTATCTCTATCCTTCGGTGGAATTCCTAATGGTGTTGAATTATCTTCTTTATCAGAAACTAACCCAACAACTTCTCCAGTCTCTTGACTTTCTTGAATAGAAACCTTTACCCGAGTTCCTGGCTGTAAAGGAAAATAATTACCATAATCCCCATTAACAGAATCTCTAGTATAATTCGATAATTTATTAACGCACCATATCCCTTTATTACCTTCAACATTAACATGTAAATCAGGAATATTTACTAAATATCTTCCTCTATTTTTATTATCTATATCTGATAAAATCGTACCATGATATGTTTTTGGCGATGTGCCGAACATTCTATATCCTCGAAACCATGTCAAAATCAAATCTAATAGAATTACTATAATGAGTGATCTTAGATTCTATAGCTTCTTGAGTTACTCTGTTTATAAATAAATTTTTCGTAAATGTAGATCCAGGATATAATGATAGAATAGTAGCAGCTATTAAATAATCAATAACAGAACTAATATATAAAAATTGAGATATTCCTAATTTTTGTAATGTAGAACTTAATAATGTATTAGGATTATCAGATGTAATTTTTAAATCAAATAAAATTTTAAAAATATCTCTAAATTGAACATATTTACTTTTATCTATGTTTCTTAATAAAATATTAAATTCTGATTTAAATTGTTCTGGTATTTTCTTCTTAATATATAAATCAAACGCCATATCGAAATCATAATATAAAAAGAATTGATAAAAGAAAACTCTAACAACTAAATCATATAATAAATCTTGTTTTTCATTAAGTTGAGGAATTCCTGAATTCTTCTTTATTAAATTTTTTAAATATGTTATTAAAAGTTCATGTAATTCTATATCTTTTTTAATTTCTTTTCTATTAGATAATACTATTCCTCTAATGTAATTAAAATATGTACCATATATACATAAGTCTATATTAGAAGTATCTCCATTTGATAATGAAATATCAAAATCTGCAGAATCTAAAATAACTCCACCTAAAATACCATCTCCGCCTATCAACGGACTTCCTAAACAACCATCTTGTTTCGTATTAGTCCCTAAATAAATAACTTTATTATTATATAATTTCTCTGCTGCTTTTTTAGCGGGGGAGTTTTGAAGCTTTGATAAAAATAAATTAAAATCATTATCAAATCTTTCATATACCTTTAATTGCTCACCAGCTCTTGTTAAAATTAATAATTCTCTCTCATGCTTCGTTAATGGATTCATGTCATCATGAAAAGCTCTAAATTTTTCAATATCAAAAACACTCTTTATCTTAATTGTTTGAGGCATCAAAATCTCCAAAGTTTGATTTTTCTAGTGATTTCAAATTTTATATATCTTTATATTTTTATCTTTAAAAATTATTACTTTTTCAAAGATAATAATTTAAATATGTCATTTTCAATAGGTGCGTATATTTTAAAATCTTTGAAATTGTTTCGTTTAAAAGAAAAAATAGAAGGAATGTCATTTACTAATAAAATGATTTTATAAAAATCACTACTTTTATAATAGTCTAAACAAAATTGTTTAGGGTTTTGTTCCCATAAATCAGAATTAAATGTTATTAAATCTGAATTCATTCTTAATCCATTTATATTTTTAAAAAATATATTATCGAGAATATTTTTAGAAAATTCTTCATCTATTAAAAACGAATTAGTGGTTTTAATAGACAATTCTGTTATTAAATTAGCTTCTGTAGTCATTTTGTTTTCAATTTTTTTGATAAAGATATTATATAGTGCAGAAATCCATTAATATTATTTTGAGGAGAATAAAGTGAAACAATTGCAAAACCAAACTTCCGTATTGAATCATATTGTCAATAATAATGGCGATTGTACAATTACATTATTAAATGGACAAAAAATTCATAACGCAAAAATTACTTCGCATGATCAATTTACTATTATTATTCAAGATGAAAATAAACAGTATCCTCAACAGATCGATTTTCTCGAATCTATTAAAGGGAAAGAGGTACAGATTGGATTTATTAATGGTGAAACATTATCAGATGTAGTAACCGGTTCAGATATCCATAGTATCATTTTTAATAATTCGACCATTGTTTATAAAAGCGGAATTTCATTCATAGAATATGACGGAGTTGTACTTATTTTCAAACATAGCATCATTAATATTTCATTTTAATACTTTAATAAAGGATAATCATTAATGTCTGTTTCGAGAGTGGAAAGTCATAAAGAGTGGGGAATCAACAAAGTTGTCGACACGATTCTTGAGCGCAATATTAATTTGCAGTTGAAGGGAGTGCATGTTGCAAAACCGTATCTCCAGGGGAAACCAGGGGGTGGTAAAACAGCTTCGATTTTGGCAATGTGTATGAAGAACAAATGGGCATTGCTCCATCTACATCTGCCATTGACTCCTCTGGAAGATCTCTCCGGTCTCCCTCAGTTTAAAGATGTCGAGGTTGTCAAAGATGGTAAAAAGGAAATGGTGGAGGGAACTCGCTGGACTCTCCCAGAAATTATGACAGAATTGTTTAGGCTTTCTAGTGATGGGAAACCGACGATTTTGTTCCTTGATGATATGCATTTGGCCAGTCCTGGGCATCTGGCTCTTGGATTTGAATTGTTCTCTGAAAGAAAATTGAGAACATATAAAATCCCAGACAATGTTGCATTCGTGTTGGCAGGAAATGCCAGTTCTAAGGCTGGAACAAAAACGCAAAACTCTGCGATTTTGAACAGATTAGCGATTTATCCTGTAAATACAGATTTTAATCATTGGAAAACTTCATTCGCCATTCATAATAATATTAATGATAAAGTTATTGCTTTCTTAAGTAAAGATACATATCAATCATATTTTCATGAAGAAGAGACTGTAAACTCTCCATGGTCATCTCCTCGTTCATGGTCATATCTTTCGGAAATGATCAATGATATGGAAGGACCTCAAGGGAAAGAGATCAATAAAGACTCGCTTCTCTATACGTGTGCCGCACATATTGGTAGTAAAGCGGCTGCAGAATTCTGCGCATTTTATCATATTTATAGTAAGACAAGAATGGACGAAGTCTTCCGTGTTGTTAATCCTCTGGCAGTAACTATCCCAGAATCGGAGATGGATAAGTACATCTACGCAATCGCTGCTTCGAACGAATTTGTTAATATTACAAAGAGATCGAAAGACAAGGAAGTGATTGCACATGCAACTGGGAAGATTTGTGAAATTTTTAATAATTTGGGGAAAACTAGTGAAGAAATCGTAGTTTCTGCCTTCAAGAATATTGTAGAATTGGAAAGGGCTATTAAGGTGGAAAATAGTAGTAGCCAAACATCGTATACGAGTATTATCAACAAAATGAAAGTGTTGAATACTCCAATTGCAGAAAGAATTCGTCTGTCAATTCGACAAATTATTCAATAATATCGTATTAATTTCGGAGGAGGAAACTCCTCCTCCGATTTATTTAAAATTGGGAGAGAAGAAATGGAAAAAACGACTCCAGTAGAAGAAATTGATTTATCCAAAGTAGAAGTAAATAAAACAAAACTCCAAGAAGTTCTAAAAATGGTTTCAATTAGGTTAATGAACGTATGGGAATTAAAACTTATTGGAGCGTTGCTTTATAGTTTTGAAATTAAATCAGTAAATGACCCGAAGATAACTGCATACGTCTGGTTTAATGGGAAAAACCCATGTATTGTCCTTGGCGAACAGTTTCTTTCTATTCTTAATGAAAAACAAGTTTTATTCGTGTATCTTCATGAAATTCTTCATTTTATTAATAGTCACCATAAGAGGGGGACCAAATATGATAGAGTTTTAGCGAATCTTGCAGCAGATCATGTTGTTAATGAGATGCTTTTGAAAGATTTGGGACAAGTGACGATGGAGGATGGGACAACTACGAAAAATGTCATTGGTAAATACGTAATCCCTACCGATAACTATTTCATAGTAAAAGAATTGATTGGGAAAAACTATTCTTTCGAAAAGACATATACATATTTAATAACACATGCAAAAGTTATGAGAGTAGAGTGCCCAACGTGTGGGAAATCCCAAACGAAAGATAAAGGTCAGGGTCAAGAACAAAAGCAAGGTCAAGGCAAAGGACAGGAAGAAGGACAGGAAGAAGGTCAAGGACAGGGTCAGGGAGAAGGTCAAGGACAAGCACAGACTGGACAATGCCCTAACTGTGGAGGTGGTTCTCCAGGTACAGCAAAATATAGAGTAAGAATTAAAGGCGAACCTGATAGAATATATCAACCAGACATTCACAATGGTAATGAATCTGATACGGATGTTGACGAATGCTCCGAAGATCTAAAAGATGCGATCAGAGGAGTAATGGAAGGACTTAAATCACAATCTTCAAATAATAGAGGATTTGGTAAAGGAGCGATTGTAGAATTCATTAAAGATCTGATAAAGATTAAAATTCCATGGACAGAACTTCTTGAATTAGCAATCAAGAGCCACGTGATACAGTCTTTTGAAAATAAGGCTTGGAAAAATCCTCTCAAAAGAATGAGAGCCCACGGGTTTACATTACCTGGGAATGGTACAGAAACAACTGCATCTACGCTTCTGATAGGGATTGATACAAGTGGTTCAGTAGGTAGCGAGGACCTAACAAAATTCCTTAGTATTTGTAAGGACTCATTAATCCATTTCGATAAGTTAGTAGTTATCCAACACGACTATGTAATTCAAAAAATTACAGAAGTTCAAAAAGATAACATGGAAACCGGATTGGATGATATTGCACATTTCAAAGGCAGAGGAGGAACATCTCATAAAGAGTTCTTCGATTATACTGAAAATGAACTCTGGCATAATAATGAGGATATAGGACTGTGTATTCTTCTCACAGACTATTACTCAGATGTAGAGGAATTGTGGACTTCTGGAAAATATAATTGGGTCACAGAATATCCAATTAAAGTGGTACTAAACCATGCAAATATTCAAATGGTATCTGCATTCATCGACGAACATCCAATCGTAATCGAAGAAGATATTCATTAGAAAAACAATCGATGTGAATTACCGCCTCCTAACAGAGGCGGCTTCTAAGAGCCGCGTTTAAAGGATTTGGTTTTCTGTACCTAACTATCTTATGTTAAAATCTGACAGTTTCAGATAGGTCTATAACATATAAAAAATTTAAAATTTGTATAAAAAATTTTTTATATCACATTGATTATAATCTATAATCAATGGCAGATTCACGCTGCAACTTAATTTATTTTTACCTCTATTAAAAATGTTTATTGCTGCATTCCTATCTCTATCATGAAATGCTCCACAACGAGTACATGTCCAATTTCTAATAGACAATTCTAATTTTTTATCTAGTATATTTAAACATTTATGACAGGTACGACTAGTATCTTTTTCATTTACGAGATAAACTTTACCACCATGTTTCTCTGCTGTC